TGCCTTGAGGTGGCAGTGGGTAACACCGTGGGGGTTCGAGTCCCTCCGAGCGCACCAAATTGAAATCATTCACAAAATTAGCGATTGTCGGGTCTGTCTGTCGGGTGGGAATCGCGGACAGAAGGCGAACTTGGCGCGAAACCTGGTGCGAAACTCCGAGACTTGATGCCTGGGCCAGAACCGGGCATGCTGCGGCCCATGGTTGCACTGGATGACGTCCGCAAAGCCCGGGTCGAGAACGCGCACATCGCGCGGCTGGAAGAGCTGGTCGAGAACGTGCGCGCCACGCTGGCCGGGCCGGCGAGCGATCGCGACAAGATCGGCTGGATAACCGAGCTCCTGAACGTCCAGGGCTACCGGATCGACGCTCCGGGCTAAAACAGCAACGGATCGAAGCCGTGGTGCTTGCACGCACGCCGGCCGAGCTTGTGGAACTCCGCGTTGTGGCCAGTTGCACGCGGGTTCTTCCGGCGCTGATAGAGGTGGATCATCTCGTGAGCCATCAGCTCCATCAGGCTCAGCGTGCGGCCGATGTAGGCGCTCGACGCCGCGATCACATGCTGGCCGTTCACGATGTTGTACCAGCCGCAATCGTCCTTCGACCTGATGACGACGAACTTGACGTCGCCGCCCGGTGGCAGCTTCCACCGGTTGAACGGCGGCGTGGTGCGGAGATAGTCGTAGGACGTCTCCAGGACCTTGGGGGTGAGACGGAAGGTCATTTCCGATACCTAGAACTTTCGAAGCCTGACGCCGCGATGGGAATGCCGCCGCCCCACGACGGAAGCTCGCACATGATCTCCTCGTACTCAGATGCGGAGCCGAAATCTGCGTCGGCCTCAGACACGTTTTCATCGTGGCAAGTGAGAATGATCGGATAGTTATGCCGTTCGAGGCGCACCATCGCTTCGGCCAAAAAATCACGCGCGACGGCCTGGGTAGGTCCTTGCGCCAGATCCCCGCCATAGGTCGAGATGCGCGCCCACCGCGACGTGTTACTCTCGTCGGCCCATACAATCTTGCGGCTGTTGGAGACGTTCGGAACAGTCTTGAAGGTGACGGCGTCCTTCGTCTCACCCCAAGGCGTCTTGACCGGGTAGATTTTCGGGTACGGAAAGCACAGCGCTCGCCCCGAAGGCAGTCGGCACCACAAAAAGGAGCCAACGACCTTGTAAGCCAATGGCCCCGCCGTGAAGACATGGCCCGGTTTAGAGATCGCCTTAATCGCTGCGTTCTCGCAGTCGTACCAGAACTGCACAATTTCGGGGTTCTCTTGGCGCCAGGCCTTCTTAATCTCGTCGGCCTCGTCGTCGTCAATTTTGACGTTGTAGGTGTGGGCCATGGTCTGGAAAGCGCCTACACCGCCGCCGAAACCGCAGGCGAGCTCCGGGACCTTCCCGCGAACCTGTCGCTCGTCCTTTGTCACGTCCTCCGGTCGCTTGCGCAGGATCATCCCGGCCATGACCTTGTAGAGATCAGGCCCTTCGCCTCGGTCATATGCCCGAAAGGCATCGAGTTTCTTGCGCGCGCCCGCGAGCCAGGCGAGTACGCGTCCTTCGATGTTGCTAAAATCGGCGGCGACGATCTTCTTGCCGGCCGGCGCCTTTATGAGGCCGCGCAGAATGTACGAGAGGCACGACATCGGGGCATCGTACATGGCGTCGAGCGTATCGATCGCCTTTTGCGTCGGGTATTTGAGTATGACTTCGATCGCGCCGTCGCAATCGAAGTCCTCCGGAGGGCGTTTCAGATTCTGAGGCTGGAACCGACGCCCTGCCCACCGCCCGGTGTTCGCCGCGTTGAACTGCAAGAGGCCCCGAGCTCGGCCGTCCGCGGACATGCCATTAAGAATAGCGTCGATCTTGGCCACAGACGCCTTGCCGGCCTCTTGCCGGAGCTCGAGCGCGCGCCGCACTGGCGGATCTAAGTGGTCTCGGGCGAGCATCTCTTCGACGAAGGTTTTGTCGAGAGTGTCGACGATCGCCATTGTCTTTTTGTCGAGCCGCGCTCCGAGAGTGACGCCGCGGCCTTTCAGCCAGACTTTCAACTGGTTCAGGTTGGTGCAGGCGCTCACCTCGTAGTCGGTGAGTTTGGCCATTTCCCTGTCGAGCTGGCGCTCTTGGTGTTCGACGATTTTCAACGAGCGTTGTGCGAGCTCGACGTCTACGAAAACGCCGCGAGAATTCACCCGTTGATCCAGGTGCCACAACGACTGCTCGAAAGGCCGGAGCGCCACGAGGCGCGCGCGGATCCCGCGCTCGACCTCGACGTCCGTGCGACAATAGGACCGTAACACCTCGATGTCCTTCGGATCCTCTCGCCACAACAACGCCTCCGTCGGCTCGCCCTTCTTTGGCCGCCGCGGCTTCGACATGGCTAGCATGAGCCTTTTGCCGGCCTGGTCTTTGCCGATGTCCAGGCCGATGGCGCCAGCGGCGTTGTCCAAAGCGCCGGGCAGGGACATGGCGTAAGCCGCGACCATGCTGCAACGCCATTGCTCCATCTTGGGCATAGGCCAGCCGTACCGGGGGCCCATAATGTAGGTCCAGATCGCGATCTCGAAATTCGCGTTCCACGCTGCAATGATGCTGCCCGCGCGAACATGCGCAGCTAGCCGCTCCGGCACCGGGTCTCCGCGGCCCCATACCTGAATGGGCTCGGCGTCGATGGCCCACGCAGCGCACCAGACATCCGTGTCCGCGTTCTCTGCGTAGGGGTAGACGCCAGTTTTCTTCAAATCGACGGGCGATCTGGTCTCGAAGTCGATCGTGAGGACTGAATTAGACATGGCGCCACGTCCTTCCGGCGCGCACGCCATTGATGCAGCTCCGCGAAACACCAAACATGTCGCCGAGGTCGTCCGAGCGCATGTGCGGGCGTTGCCGGATCGCGTGGACGTCAGCCTCGGTCAGAACCGCCATGGGGCATTGCTCACCGGCCAGGTGCGTTCCGTGCCGCTTCTTGTCGGCAATGTTGGCCTGGACTGTTTTGTAGAGCAGGTTGCTCGCCGCGCAATTCGCGGGACAGCCATCGTCGTGCGCCACCTGCATCCCGGACGGCCGCGGCCCGATGAAAGCAGCCGCAACCAGATTGTGGACCGTGTCGGCCTTGCGCTTGCCTCCTTTGTAAAGGTGCACGAGCAGATAGCCGTTGACATGCGGATGTTGGCTTAGAATCCGCTCGGGCTGAAACCGCGGCAGCGGATCGCCGAGTTTCGTCCTCGCGTATACCGTGCGGCCGACGCTCTTGACGCGCCCGAGATTCGACACCTCATAGAGGCCTTCGAAGCCGACAACGGGTTTCCAGATTTCCTCGGTCACGCGAACATGTCCTCCAGCGACGGCGCCGAAGTCGGTTCAGCCGACTTCGAACGATCTTCATGCGTCGCGCCGAGCGCGCAGCGCTTGCCGTCCATCTCAGCTTTTCCGCACGCGCAAACGCCGTTCCACTCGTCAGAAGGGCATGGCATCTTGCGGCCGCCTCCGGTACCACTCGCGATCGGTCTTCCCTTCGCGCGCGACGCGCTCGGCCTGCATCGCGAGGATCTGCCGCTGCGCGGCGTGGCGCTCGGTGTAGACACCGACGATGAACGCGGCCGCGATCAGGCAGCCGACGATGAATGCGTCGAGGTGGTTTTTCATGCGGTGTACTTCCAGAAGGCGTGGAGGAATTCGATCTCGGCCTCGGCCGGCGACCAGCACGGCAGCGTGATGCCGAGCGGCGCCTCCGGCAGATTCCAATTGGCTGGCGGCGTGGCCATGATCTGGTCGCGCTCGTCCGCGAGGATCGCGTTGTCGAGCTGCTTGAGGCGATCCGGCATCGGCCACTGGAAGCCGAAGCGTTTCGAGATCATCAGCATGAGCCGGTTCTCGATCGCGCTGTAGTTCTCCAGGAACGGCTTCACCGGCCGGATGATGTCGGCCAGGTAGGCCTCGCTGGCGTCGTGGAGCAGCGCGGCGAGCTTGAGCTCGGGCGGCGCGGCCTCGGCGATGTGCACGCTGTGCTCGGCGACGCTGTAGAAGCGCAGGCAATGGCCGTTGTAGCGGCACATCAGCGAGAGCGCGTGCGCGATGTCGCGGATCTCGACGTCCTCCGCGCGAGGGTCCGTCGGCCAAAATTGCTTGCCGGTGTAGGTCTGCATCCAGTCGCCGCGTCGCATGTGTGCCTCTTGTGAATGTTGAAAATCGCCAAACCAGACACGGCGGGCACACGTCTCCCGCCGTGTCTGTCCCCCGTCACTCCAAGTAGGAGCTCATCCCGAGCGCCCGGCAGTAGGTCTCCACCACCATCGTGTGGGTGAGGACTTCCTCGGCGCCCTTCTTGCGCATCTTCAAGGCATCGTTCATGGCCTTGACGTCGAACCCGGCGGATTTCGCTTCCGCCTTGATGTCCTTGATGTCGTCGGAGAGGCCCTTCTTCTCCGCTTCGAGGTTCTCGATGCGGTCGATGTAGGACTTCAGCCTGGTCGCGGCCTCCTTCGAGATCGCGTTGTTGTGGCCGATAGCTGCGCCTTCCGTCACGCCGGATCTCCCTCAGGATCGTGTCGGCGCAGGAACATCCTCACGCCGTCGAAGAACTCCCGCTGAGAGCATTGGCGGTCCCAAAACTCTCGCAGGTATTCGATGGAATCGGCCACCTTGGCCGGGGCGGGCGCCGACGGCGGGCCGCCGGTCTTGGCGAATGCGACCAGGCTCATCCGGTCCTCACTCGAACAGAGCATCGGCGCTCTTGCCTTCCTCGCCGGCGCCCTCGACGGCCTCGAACTCGCTCTCGGCCGACACCTTGCCGCCGCCGACCACGAGTTCGTCGTCGTTGTCGAGAAGCTGCACGTTCTTCAGGCCGAACGACACGCCGGTGTTGCCTTCGGCGTCGTAGCCGAACGCGTCGACCGTCATGCGCGCCCACCGGCCAGAGTAGACGTGCTCGGGCTCGATGCCCTCGCTCTTGCCGTTCGGGCCGACGATGCCGGGCTTGTCCTTCGAGCGCGCCGCGACATAGACCGGGAAGTCCTCGACCTTGATGTCGGCGGCTTCGAGCGCGGCCACCAGCTTGTCGTTGTCGGCGGTGCGCTTGAACGGCGTCGCGATCTTCGCCGGCCATTTGCCGTTGGCCTCGCGGAACGCCTTGGCGAACTTGTCCTTGCCGGCCGTGATCGCCTCCTCCTTCGCGACCGACAGATCGGCGGTCTTCGGGAAGAGCAGGTTCATCTCGTGCTTGCCCTCCTTGCCGCCCTTGCCCTTGCGCGGGGTGAAGAGGGCGTTCCACAGGATGCGCCCCTTCGGCATGACCAGGCTGCCGGTTTTCGGGTGCAGAAAGGCCTTGTTCTCGTTACTCATAGTCTCTCCTTGATCTCGATCTCAGCGGCGTCGAGTAGGCCGATTCCTCTCCGCGCGAATGGCCCCGATGGCCTTGCGCACGGTGTGTCGTGAAAGGTCGAGGTCGAAGGCGACCTCCTTGTCGGTGCAGCCGAGGTTCTTCTCCAGATAGCCGCGGACGCGCTCGATGTTGTAGCGACGGAGTTCAGCTCCGCGCAGGATGAGCGGGCCGGCGCCTGTCTGGATGACCTTCATGCAGCCCTCGCGAACTCGCCGAAGCGACTTTGCGCGGCCGCCACGTAGGCGGCGTGAGCCTCTTCTGCGGTGGTAGCGGCCGAGATGCTTCTTTCGGCCGCCCACACAAATCTGCGCTTGGAACTTGCCCCGGCGCGGGTCAAAGGCGACGCCTTTAAAACCTGACGCGTTGTCGCGATGGCGTTTTACGTTCGCCATATTCAGAAGATGCGTTGCGGGGCGCAGATTCTCGATCCGGTTGTCCTGCGGATCGCCGTTAATGTGGTCGATATAGACCCAACAATTGTGAGTCAGTAACCACGCCAGACGGTGCGCTCCGTACAAGACGCCGTTCAACCGAATGCGAATGTATCCGCGACGAAAGCTGCCTGCGACAGCCCCCGCCCGGACGCCGCCCCTGGTTTCCCGCCAGAAGAATAAACCCGTGGCGGGTTCGTACCTCAACAGATCGTTCGCCTCATCGAAAGATGGCATCACGCGAACTCCGACTCGGCGTCAGGCTTCACGGCGGGCCGCGGATCGTCTTCGGGAGCGAGAATGATCTTGCCCTTCGGCTTGTAGACGAGCCCCTCGATTTCCTTCTTGCGCTTTGCACCAAGCAGCTTCTCGACTTGGGCGGGCGACCGCAGTTTTGGCTCGGTCAGAAGCTCCTCGACCGTGATGCCGGTGACGTCGTGTAGAAATTCCGCCGACACCTCATCGCGGAACTTGCGGTGCGATGTTGAATGCACAAGTTTCCAGTGAGGTGGTGGGGAGCCCTCCAGCGCGAGCGCGTGCGCGCGCTCTTCGACGCGCTTGATCCAGTCCTTGAGCGTGCCGGCCTTGGCCAGGACGGTCGCGATCGTCTCGGCTTCCAGCTCCGAGACCGACGGCGGCGTGTCGCCGAATTCGAGCTCGGCCTCGGCGAGCGCGAACCGCTTCAGCGTCGGGCACGTCGTCGCGGCGCGGCAGAACTTGCAGTGATCGCCGGCGACGGTGAACCGCGCATGGAAGTCAGCAGCGCCGGCCCAGCACTCGGCCTCCCGCGTCTTGGCCGCGGCCTCGGTGAGGTCGAACCGGAACTCGGCCAGATCCAGCACGTCGATCGTCCAGGAGCGCGCGGTGCCTTCGGGGTTCAGCCAGACGACGTCGCTGTCCTCCTTCGGCGGCGGGCAGCGCGGCTGCACAATGACCATGGTGATCTTGTCGAGGCCGCGGTTGTGGAAGCGCTTGGCGGTGCCGTCGGCATAGGTGAGGAGCTGCTCGTTCCGCTTCACCTCGACCGGCACGCCCTTCCCATATTTCAGGTCACAAATGACCAGGTGCTTTTCGCTGCCGCGGTAGCGGAGGAAGTCACCCGTGCCGAACTCCATGCCCTCGATGTGCGTGAGGTCGAGCTTGCACTCGATTTCGACGTCGTCGCCGGGCGCGATGAACGACCGCACCGTGTCGACGTAGAGTTGGACGCCCTCGACCATCTCGTCGTCGACCTCGAAGATGCCGTTGCCCTCGCCGGCGGCCTTGTGGACCTTGCCGGTCTTGATGTTGACGTGGCCGCCGGCAAAGTCGGCGGCGTCGCAGTCGTTGGCGATGCAGTATTCGCCAAGGGTATGCGCGGCGGTGCCGTGGTCGGCGAACTTCGAGCTCTTGTTCTCGAAGGCGCTCTCCAGCACCGGCGAGCCAGCACATGCGAACCAGCGGTAGGCCGCGGAGGGCGATAGGCGCGCGTGGGCGCGATCGCCGTGGGCTTGGGGCTTCTTGGCCACTAGCGCCTCCGGACTGTGTTGGAGATCGCGCCGTGCGCGGCCTCCGGCGAGGAGAGCAGCCAAGCGTGGTGCTTGTCGGCCTCGCCGTAGCTCTCGAAGCGCCGCGGGCCGTCATTGCCCATCAGGAGCCGCCCCTGGAGGAACACGCCGTAGAACTCCACGACGTGCGCCATACCTCGCCCCGCTTTAATCAAAGCGGGGCCGTCGAGCTCGTGTGCAGCGGTGCTCACTTGGCACCCGCCTTCAGCAGTTCGTCGATCTCCTCGATGCAGTCCGCGCGCTTCTCCTCCGGCACGGTCGACGCGTTCTTCGCGCCGTACTTGCCGAGCACCTCGAACACCTTGTCGTGGCCGAAGCCCTCGGTGGCGCCGAGCGTCTTCAGGCGCGCGCGGAGGTCTTCGATGTCAGGGATCGCGTCAGAAGGGGATGCAGTCGTTTCCGACGCAGCACCAGTATCCCCGGCCGCCGAAGTGGTGGCCGTGGACGAGGCGGCTTCGGTCGAACTCTCCGCGACAGAAGGTGCATCGTCCTTTTTTCCCGTCTCCTCCTTCGGCGTCCGCGACTTGCACGGCTTCGGCTCGATCTCCTTGACATTCGATTCCGGCAGCGGCTCGCGGTTCGCAGCCGGCTGCTCCTGCATCGGCGGGAGCTGGCCGCCGCTCACGAGGGCCGGGAAGATGCGTTGCAGATCGGCCAGGATGCCGTCGGCGCTTTCGTTCGAGAAGGTCATGCTGATGGGCATTGAGAGTTCCTTTGTTCGCTAAACCAGACAACAGGGCTAAGAAAAAAGACGCGAAAGATCCCGCGCCTTCCGGGCGTTGGTGGATTGAATGTCGCTGTCGATCGACCCCGGCAAGCTGGCGAACCTGGCCAGTGTCGAGACCGATTTATTGACATTCACGACGCGGTGCGCGCACTGGTCGTTGTTTCCCGGCACCCAATCGGCCTCAATGAAGATGACCTGGTCGGCTGCGGAGAGGTCGATGGCTTCGCCGGTCGCGATGATCTGACCGATGCAGCCGAATACCTTGTGATCCTTCATGAACGCGTCGCGGCGCTCGTCGCGCTGCGCCGGCGAGTTCCGGCCATCAATGACCACGCATTTGCGCGGGAACGCCTTGGCCAGTGCGTCGATGACCTCGTGATGCCATGCGAAGACGACGACCTTGTCGAGACCGTCCTCGAACTGTTCCTTCAGCCACGCGGCGAACGGCGCCACCTTGGCCAGGCCGGTGAGGCGGCGCAGGTGGGGGCCGATGGCCTTCTCGATCTCGGCAAGCACCGCGTCGTGCTCGTCTTCATTCTCAGCGCGGGCCAGCCGCCCTTTGAACTCGACCATCAACGCGTCGCGCTCAAGCGCCTTCAGCTCGGACAGGTTGTCGGCAGCGTCGAGTTCCAAGGTGTCGTAGACGATCTCCGGCATCCCGGGCCGCACGTCCTGCAAGGACCGCCGCAACATCCGCGGAGCCAGCCGACGCTTCAGGTCCTCGGCATTCTTGTTGCCGATGATGGGACCGAGCCCGAAGGGAGTGTTCTTCCGCCGGCAGTATTTGGCCTCGAACGTCGAGCGCGACATCGGCTTGCCGTTCACACCGAGGATCGTCTCCGGCATCACAGCGCGCATCATCGGCCAGAGCTCGCCGTAATGATTTGGGGCGGGTGTGCCGTCGAGGCAGAACACCAACGGAACGCCCTCGACCAAGCCGCCGTCGCCGTCGCACTTCTCGCCGTAGAGCGCCTGGGTCCGGCCACTGTCGTGTTCCTTGGCCCGCTTGCACTCATCGGGCGCGATCGCGTCCCAGCCGTGCCACTGAAGGCGCTGGCGCAGCGCGCCGGTCGCGAGCGACCAGCTCGTGATGACGACGCCAGAGGTCGGAATATCGTCGTGCACCGAGTAGATCGGAGTGACCTTGCGCTTGATCTTCTGGAAGCCGCGCCACGCCTTCGCGTGATCGCGCCGCGCCGAACCGGTGGTAATCTCGAGCACGTCCTCGGCGCCGGCGACATCGGCCGCGTGAATCATAGATCCGGTCTTCCCGACCCGCGGTTTGTCCGCGAGCAGGCCACGCTTCACGCGCGCCAGGAAGCGGCCGCCCTCGATCTGGTAATCGAAGAATTCCACTAGTCGACCTCCACGCCGAATGTCGCCAGCTTGGCCACGATCGCCTTTTCGCCCTCGGCCATGGCGTTGAGAACGATCTGGCGGGGCAGGGAGGTGCGAATTTCCAGGTAATCGGGATCGACGACGAGCTCGATGCTCTGCTTCCTGGACGACTTTACCGAGCTGATCTCCGAGCGGAGATTCTTCAGCTCTTCAGCCGCGGCCTGGATGTCGGTGAGCTTGACGAGAGGAACGAGAGGCATGCGAACTCCAACGATGTGCGAATCAATACTCTCTAAACCCACAATCTCCGCTACAAAAGAGCCGCCGCGAGGGGACCGTCCTCAATGTATAGCAGCAGCGCGATCGCATCGGCCTCGTTGTCGTCGGCCGGCGAGAACCCGAACTTCCTGACAGCCGCGATCACGGCGCCCTTGCCGGCGTTGCCCTTGCCGGTGACGAATTTCTTGATCTTCTGGACGCCGACGCCGGCGTAGGGGATGTTGTGGAGCTCGCAGAACGTCATCAGCACGGCGCGGAGCCCGGCATATACCTGGCCTGCGTAATGCCCCTTGTGGGCCTGGACGTCCTCGTAGAACACACCGGTGATCGGGCACTTCTCATGCATCTCGTACAGCCACGCGCGGAAGCGTACGAAGCGCATGCCGGCGCCCTCGTGACGGTCGCCGCTCAGATCAAGCGACCCGCTGACCGTCGCCCCGTTGGCACGCATGCACCAGCCTGTGGTCGTGCCGATGTCGATTGTGAGGATGCCCATTGTGTACCCGCCCTTCCAATGTGAGACCTGTAAACTGCGATGCTTTGACGATATTCCGAAGATAAGAACGAAGCAAGAACAATTTTCGGGCTAGGCGAAAACTTCCGCTAGACCGAAAACCCCAACACGGCCTTCACGGCGTGCTGCAACTCAAAGGGCGTGCCGTTGTTGTCGATCTCGAGGTCGGCAGGCAGCTTGCCGATTCCCGTTTCAGAAGAATGATTTGAGAAGGTGTCCTCAGGGACGCGTTGAGATGCGTCAACCCGTACAACTTTACCTTCCATCTCGTGGATCTTGGCGCACTCGTTTTCGAAGCGCACGTCGGGCACCACAACCTTGTCGTGCAGCGAGGCACGGCGCCGGAGGCTGTCCGTCCAGAGGTCCTGGTCGATCAGGTCACGGCCCCACTCGGTCCCGAGCGTCTGCATGGCGTGCCGCGGCGTCTTGCCGTTGAGATAGATGCAGGGGTGTTCCTTGAGGTCGCCCTCGAGCCGGCGCTCGATCTCGGACGGCACCAGGTCGTGCGCCTGGTAGAAGGCGCGCAGCATGGCCTTGAGCGGATCGGCGAAACGGACGATCTTGAAACCGTTGAGCACGAGTTCCCGTGCGACGGAGTCCTTGCCGTGCCGCTTGCGGCCGGTGATGCCGATGACCTGCATTCCCTATCCCTGCGATTCCATCCAGGCTCGAACGCGCTCCTCGGTCGCGAGGCGAACCTTGCGACCCTTGCGGAGCGTGTTCACGAACTTGGTGTCCCCCGCCGCGAGCACGCCAAACCGCGTCGCGGACAGACCGTTCGCCTTCAGGAAGGCTTCCACGTCGTCCAGCAGGGTTGGCTTTGTTCGGGCGTCCATGAAATCGACATTCTCACAGAACCCGACAATTGACAAGGGGATATTTTTCTGCGCTTGATGTGTCGGGTTTAGAGATCGCGGCACCAGACAATGCCGCTTCAACGCAGACGGAGCGCACATGCAGGAAATCGACCGGACCCCTGTTTTCATAGAGCGGAGGCCTTCCATCCCGTTCGCCGCGATCGGCGGCCGGATCGGCCGGACAAACCCGACAGCGGGCGAGGGGTGTCCTTGCTGCGGCGCAGCGATGAACCGCCCGAAGGCGTTCGTCGACTTCAACAGCCACCACCTGATCCTGGGCAACAAGACAGTCGCGCTGAGCCCGTTCGAGGCACGGCTCGCCGACATCCTCGTGCGTCGCGCACCCGGCGCCGTGACGTACGACGCCATCATCATGCACGCCTGGGACGAGGAACCCGAGGACGCGCTGGCCGCGCTGAAAACCCACATAGTCCACCTGAAGCGCAAGGCGGCATTGTTGGGTATAAAGATCGTTAATGTCCACTCCGTTGGATACCGGGTGGTGATCTGATGGAACGCAACTTCACGGTGACGTGCATACGGCCAGACGCAGATGCGGTCGTTGCGCGCGAAGAAACGCTCCATTCCCTCCTCGACGGCCGCGCCAGGTGGCCAGACGGCACGCCGCGACAAATTAGCACGCCGTATTACGAGCGCCTCAAGCAGAAGGAGCGCGATCGTGGCTGAGCCGGCAATCGCAGACATCGATCGCTGCATCGAAACGATCGAGAAATCCGAGAAGCGCTGGAGCGGCAACGCGCAGTATCGAAAGTTCCTTGAGACGGAACTGTTCTGCTTGCGCGAGGTGAGGGCGCGGCTAGTCGTCGTTCAGGGAGAATAGCCGACATGCCGTTCGGCAAATTCATCTTCGAGTGCGACACCGACAATTTCGATGACGCGGTCTTCGCGGCAAGGGAGCTGATGGAAAGCTCCGAGAAGAGCTGCATGATCACGTCCAAGGTCGATGGTCGTCCGGCGGTCTGCATGTTCGGCCGGAAGCTCAAGCGCAGCATCAGCGTCAAACAGGTGAAACCATGACCGACCGCAACGGAATGGACGAGTGGCAGGATAAAGAAAACGATCGTCTTCGCGCGCTCGGTTCTGCCCAAGATGCGAGCGGGCAACTCCTCGCGCTTTTCGAGGACCATTACTGGGATAGCCTTGAGAAGGACAAAGATATCGTCCTTCTGCACGTAAAATCAGTTTTAAGGGCCGCTTCGCAAGGAGCATTTGCTGGAAGTGATATCGCCAGCGACGAACGTGACGTATCGGGTCATGCCGAGATCCAGCGTTCGGAACCGGGCAAAGCCGGTGTGGACGGTTCGATTCCGTCGCGGTCCACCATTCAAAATGCTGCCGACCTGCTTCAGGTGGAGTTGGATAAGCTCGACGCGCCGATCACCTATACGGCGTGCATGGCACTTTCCGAGAAGCTGGCCGCAGCCCTTCGCACTCCGGCAGAGAGCAAGCCTCTGTCTTGGGAGCAGGTAGGCTGGCTTCGCGACTATGACGTCGAGGGCGAGGAAGTTACAGAAATTTGCGATGAAGGTGACCCCGGAGCATACGCCATCTACCGCCTGACCGAGACGAACACGCAGCTTGTCGAACAGGTCGAGGATGCTTCGGCCTGTGCTCAGTTTGTGAAGTGGGCTCTGCAAGAGGGCCCATGGCAGGGCGGCGATCTCGACGGCGGCAGCATCCAAGACAAGGCTGAAGAACTCTGCCTTATCCAGAAGGTGCCATACGACCCCAAGAAGCACGGCGAGAGCGAGTTCGGGGCCGAACCTGGCGACGATTGGTACGTGCTCAGCGACGCTGTCGCCGGGCTGTCGAACTCATCGACTGTGATCGGAGGTGGGAAGTGACTTGGAAGCTAAAGCGCACCGCGCAGTGTGAGAAATGCCCATGGCGCGTTGACGTGGACCCGCACGATATTCCGAACGGGTATTGCGAGCGGAAGCACGCCGCGCTGGCAGAAACAATTGCGATTCCTGGCGACTTCCGCGGCTCCGGCAAGGCAATGGCCTGTCATGAGACGCATGATGCACACTGTATCGGCTGGCTGATGAACCAGCTTGGCGCCGGCAACAACATCGGCCTGCGACTCCGAATGATCACTTGCGAAAATGCCGGGAAAATCCGCCTTAAGGGCGAGCAGCACCCCACGTTTGAGGACACGCTGCCGCTTTCTTCAACTGAACGCGAGGCAAAATGACCCAGATCCAAACGGGACAGATTTGGCGCCACAAGAAGCGCGGTCATCTTTACGAGATCGTAGCCATTGACGCCATGATCCAGTTGTCTTCGATCGGCGACGATGAAGTCGCGGAGGTCTTGGAAGGCGAAGACTGGATCGCCTATCGGCCGGTCGATGGCTACCGCCTGTTCTTTCGAATGCGAGATGAGTTTTTAGACGGCAGATTTGAGCACTCTCCGCATATACGGCAGCCAGGCGAGGCCGAATGAATGTCCTCGACCTCTTCAGCGGAATCGGCGGATTTAGTCTCGGGCTCGAAAGAGCCGGAATGCGAACAGTCGCCTTTTGCGAGATCAAGCCATTTTGCCGAGCGTTGCTCCGAGAGCGATGGCCACATGTACCATGCTTCGACGATATCACCCGGCTCCGCGAGCTCAACATCGGTGATATCGACGTCATCTGCGGTGGCTTCCCCTGCCAAGACGTCTCGATCGCAGGAGACCGGGCCGGTCTCGCCGGCGAGCGATCTGGCCTATGGGTCGAGATGCGAAGATGCGTTCGCACATTTCGACCCCGCTTCGTCATCGTGGAAAACACAACAGGCCTGCTTAATCTCGGAATGGAAACCGTTATCGGGGACTTGGCCTCGCTCGGGTATGATGCTGTCTGGCATTGCATCCCGGCTGCCGCCGTTGGTGCAGCGCATCCGCGCGACCGGGTCTGGATTATTGCCCACTATCGTGGCCTCGGATGGCCTTACGGCAAGATCGATCACATCGAACACTCGCGCCAAGTCCTTTCGGACATCAACCGGCAGTTGGCGCTATCGCTCGAACGGCAGGGAGAGCAGCAATCTAATGCTGACCCGCTCGCTTGCTTTGGAGCTCGAATACCTGACGGGGGTCCAGCAAGGGCCGCTTATGTTGGCGCGGCCCTTTGCGGAAAACTACATGGGCTTCCCGATCACCTGGACGCTCTTGAAGCACTCGGCAACGCGGTCGTCCCGCAAATCCCGGAAATCATCGGACGGGCAATCATGAGCCGTTCGCACATTCCCCACAACCGAGAGCCAGACCCATGTTCGTAACCGTCGTCGCGGTCCTCTGCCGCTTGAGCTTCCCAACCGACGCCTGCGTCGAGGAGATCGTCACCGATTCCCACCTCGACAGCACCGTCACGTTCCAGAGCTGCATGATCCACGGCCAGCTCGGCGTCGCCGACTGGATGCAGCACCACCCGATCTATCGCGCCAACTGGCGCTTGGATCGCCTCAAATGCGCGCCCGGCCATTACGAGATCAAGGGCCGGGCGTAGCCAACTTTCGATTCTCGTGTAGACTTTAGCGACCATGTGAACTCCAAGGACCAGACAATGGAGAGCTACAAGCACCGGTTCGCGAAAGAGACGCTGGCCCGGTGGCTCGCCGACCCCGAGCAGGATCTTGTCGACTTTAGGAACGCGACAGGCGGCGGACATTTTGGTGGCGGCGTTTTCATGGAATACCCGTTCTGCGTCACCGCGAACGACGAATTGCGGGGGGAGGAATCCTGGCATGAGATCGAAGAACGGTGGGACCCTGATCCGCCTTCTTACGAGGAATGCCTTCGCCTCAATTGGCGGCCGCTCGTGATTTTCGACGTCGCGCTGCACCACAAAGGTTTTATCTCTGACGCCTTCGAGGTCGTGCACAAGCACGACATTCACGACGACAAGCTGATGTGGATCCACCGCATCAAGCACGAGACCGGCCTGCGTGCTGTCCGCGGCCTTAGCGCCGACTGGATTTTGAATCAGGTCGGCCGCCCCTCGAAACTCAAAACAATCTGGACGATTTAGCGCATGCGTGAGCAAGCCGTTGAACTCGCGCGCCGCGGGTTTCCCGTATTCCGTGCCCGTGGCAAATACCCTCTCGAAGAAGGCTGGCAAGACGAGGCCACCACCGACCCCGACAAGGTCTATAGCCGATGGACTTGTCCTGTCTTCGGCAACGACCAGGGCTGGAACATCGGCATAGCCACCGGCCGGCGCCTGCCCAACGGTCTCTTCCTCGCGGCCATCGATGAGGACAACAAGGACGGTAAGACCGGCGCGGCGTCACTTGAAATGCTGGCCGCAATCTATGACGAGCCTATGCCGGACACGTTCCGGACACGCACGCCGACCGCGGGCAGGCATCATCTCGTCGGCACGCCACGCCCAATCCCCAACAGCGTCGAATCGCTCGCACCCGGTATCGACGTGCGCGGCGAGGGTGGTTATGTCATCGGCCCTGGCAGCGTGCGCGAGATTGGTGTTTACGAGATCGACAACGACGCCGACATTGCGCCTGCGCCGAAATATCTGACGAAGTTGGCTTTCCAGCCGAAACCCAAACTAGAAGCCAAAGCGAACATAGAGCTTGACACGACAGCCGCGATCGAGCGCGCGACCGATTACCTTCTCAACCGCGCGCCTTCGGCCCTCGAATTCCACGGTGGAAATAACACCACCTACAAGGTGTTCGCAAAGCTCCGCGAGATCGGCGTCTCCGAGCAAACCGCCATCGAGCTGGCGGCCGAGCACTGGAATGAAACCAAGGCCGATCCGCCGTGGTCAATCGATGAGCTCGCGACCATCTGCGCCAACGCGTTCAAGCACGGTCAGAACGCCCCTGGCAGCGCGATGCCGGAGAACGAATTCGAGGCCGTCGCCGTCAAGGACGTGCTCCGCGGCGGCATCGAGATCGAGCCCGTCGTTAAGTTCGACGCCCTCGACATCCCGAAGCGCCAATGGGTGCTCGGCACGTTCGCGGCCAAGCAATACCTGTCGGGCCTCGTGTCGCCTCCAGGCGTGGGCAAGACGACATTCCTGCTCATGCTCGCCGTTGCGATCGCAACCGGCCGGGATGACATCGTAAAGCTCAAGGTGCACCAGCGCGGCCGCGTGCTGCTCTGGAACCAAGAAGACGAAACCAACGAGCTCAAACGCCGCTTGCTCGCGGTAATGGTCGCTTTCGACGTTAAATGGTCCGACATCGAGGACGAGAAAGGCAAGCCGCGAATCGTCCTCGGTTCCGGCGTCGATAGGCGCCTTATGTTCGCCAAGCGCAACGCGGCCGGTTATGTGCAGCCCGCGCCTGACGCGAAGGCCATCGAGGACTATCTGGCTTCCGAGCAAATCGACCTGGCCATATTCGATCCGTTCGTTGAAATGCACGAGGCCAACGAAAACGACAACCCCGAGGTGGCCGTTGTCGGCGCCGTGTTCCGCCGTGTTGCGGTCAAGGCCAATTGTGCGGTGATCCTCGCGCACCACACCAGGAAGCCCCCAGCGGCCTCCGCAAGCGACGCGTACGCCGGCAATATGGACACGGCCCGCGGCGCCGGATCGCTCGCCGGCGTGGCCCGTATGGTCGCCACGCTGTACACAATCGATAAGGAGACCGGGAAGCGCTACGGCATCCCGGAAGACGAATGCCGGCGCTATGTGCGTTTCGATGACGCCAAGGCCAACATGTCCCTTGTGTCGGGCGAGCCGATGTTCTTCCGGCGCGAGGGGGTGGTGATCGGGGGAGAGGGCGGGGAAGAAGTCGGCGTGTTGCGCCCAGCCGATTTGAAGCGGGGCAAAGACGCCAAGACGGCGGCCCGCGACGACCTCGTGACCGACGCACTGGAGATCATGGGGGCGCGCGTCGCCATGCCGATCGGGGACATCGCGAAGGATCTCACCGGTCTGCCAATGTACGCGGACAAGACGGCGCACGCGTTGCGTTTGGCTTTAAAGCGCGCATTCGAGAAAAAGCAGCAAATCAACGAAAACGAACAAATCGGAATAATCGTGCAAGGCATCCCGGGCCGCCCCGGCGCTACGGCGTGTCTAGTCCGCTCAGCGCTCACATCGCAAAAAGACAGTGAGCGGACTAGAAATAAACCTGAAACATCAAGCTCTTAGCGACAGTGAAATTTAGTCCGCTCACGTCGAGTCCGCTCAACGTGAGCGCAAGGGAGTTAAGTCGTTGAAATCACAAAGGAAGCTAGTCCGCTCATCCGCTCCTATTATAAATAGCGCTGCGCTGAGCGCACTGCGCGCTCGCGCTATTTATACCGCTGGCCGAAGCGGAGTTTTACAAGGGGATTCCCCGCGATGAGTTGGCGGGACCGGTTCGCGCAGCCGATCGACTTCGCGGCGCTCGCGGTTGAGCGATCGAAAAAAGGTTGGCGCCCGACGCCGGCGCAAAAGGCGGCCTGGGCGAAGAAGCGGGCGGCTGCGAAGCGTAAGGCGGTTGCGGCAGCGGCGGCCCGGCTGAAGGAGGAGCGCAAGGCGGCGCGCGCGGAGAAGCACGGCGCGGCCACGCCGGGCGCCAGCGAGAAGCTTCTCGAGGCGATGCGGCTTGGCCGGGGCTGGTACGGTGTCGGAGACCTCGAGGCGCTGACCGGCCTGAAGCGCGGCACGGTGCACGGGCTGGTGCACAAGTTCCACAAGCGGGGCGATCTGGAGCGAACAAAAAACCCCGCCTTTGTGAGGGCGGGGTTTCAGGAGCCGGAGTGGCTGTATCGACTACGGCCGGAGATGCAGGACGAAGTACGAGATCAGGCAGAGGGCGGCGCCGGCGCGGAATAGCAGCAGGGTGGCGTGGATCATGCGCGGGCCTCAAGGCTGCTTTCGGAGAACGTGTCGCGTTGGGCGACCAGTCCACCGGAGATGCGGCTTTCGTAATGATACTCGACAGAATAGCCGCGAGGTGTGAGGCGTACCACCTTGCCTTCCAGCCTAGAGAAGCCACGCGATGCGGTAACGAGATCGCCGACCTTGAATTTGCGTTCCACCTTTGCAGCTTCCGGCGTGCCTTTCTCTAGCAACGACACGTGGCTTTTGTCGCATTTTCCGATGAACCCCCTCGCGGTGAAATTGATGGTGAATGTGTTTTTGTTGGCTTTGGTCACGACGCCGTCGCCGTACACGATCGACCGTACCTTGTCGCCAGGCTCGATGATCGCGGCGGCGGCGTCTCGCGCGGCCTGACGCTCGCGCTCGGCGTCACCGGCGACGCGTGCGGGCGCCATGCACTCGGCGCGCTCGCGCAGCTTCCGCGCGTCGCTGTATTCGCGGCCGGCGTCCATGAACGATTTCTGAGCGCGAGCTAAAAGCTTTTCGTGCCGACGTTGGCTGTGATGACCGCGCTTGACCGGCTCCATAAGCGCTAGGAAGTCCCGTTCATGCGGCGAGATCCGGGCGCGGGCGGCGTCGCCTCGCTTCTCGGCGTTGGCGGCTTGGTTCAACAGACGTTCACGGCGGCGGTCAAGCCGCGCTTGGCGAAGCTCGCGCAAGCGTTCGCCTGTCGCTGGCGTCACGTCCTGGTCGGTTGCCTCAAAATCGGCGACGTCCAAGCCGTCATGCGAGTTTGCATAGGCGCGGATTGCGTCGACATGCGCCGACGGAGCGACGTAGCCTTTCGCGTCGGTGTTCCATAAGGCGCCGAGCCGGCGCAGCTCGCGGCGGTGCGCGTAGGTGTTGCCGGTAATGATGATGGTTCGCATGTCGGTTCCTTGTCTGGTTTTGGTTCGCAAAAGTCACACTAGAGGGCGTGAGAAAACAGGCCGGCCCAAACGGCGAGCATGGCCAGGAAGAGCGCGAGGGCGGCGAGCGCGGGAAGCTCGGAGAGGAAGGTTTTCACCACAAGCCCTCCGCAGCGTAGCGCGACCAGGCGTTCCAACCTTCCTCGCAGTTGGGGTAGAGCGCGGCCATGATCGCGGCGAGGGCAAGCTCGGCGGGGTCGGGCGGGTTCTGGAAGGCGTGCAGCCGTTCCAGGGTTTCGAGGATGGTGTTCACGTGGCGGCCTCCGTGTTCCTCTCTAAAATCGACAAGGTGGGCGCGGGGCTAGGGGGCGAAAAGACGGCCGTTGGACGCGACGCGATGGCCGCGAAGCTCGGGATTGTGCGGCCAAGTCGGCGAGCTGTGACAGCGCGCGACGCGGCGATCCAAGCGGCCGTTGGCGCGCACCGCGAAGCGCGTATGGGCGAGCCAGTCTTGATCGTCGGCGAATTGCACGGCGTTATCGGGCTTTGCCCATTTCGGTCTATGCGAGCCGGTGAACCGGTGCACATACGCTGAAAGGACGAAACGTTGATCGGCGGGGTGCAAGTCGGTTCCGAGCTTGCCGTCCATTGGGTCGCGGTGCATGTGAGCTCCCGTTGTTTGTCTGGTATTGCGACCATACGCTCTCGCATTTCCCCTTGTCAACGGCTTTTTGTCGATTTTGTTGATTTTAGCGAATTGACGTTTTCGTGAGCGAAGGGGATTTGTTCGATATGGGGGAAGTGTCCGTTTCCGTCGGTTTGACCGAACAACAACGCGATTTTGTGCGTTTCATCGTATCGGGCGGCCGCTCGCCGGAGGAGGCGGGGGCACTTTGCGGCTATCATCCGAAGTCGGTTTATCGACTGTTGAAAATGCCCGCCGTAGCTGGCGCGATACACGAGGCGATTCAACAGGACCTCGTTTCGGTCGGGGCGCCGGCCGCGTATCGCGTCGCGAAAGCCTTGATGCTTGATGAGAAGGTATCGGCGCGCGTGCGAGCTGACATATCATTCAAGCTGATGGATCGCGCGGGGCACATTGTGCCGACTCGCAAGGATCTGGCGCCAGGCAAGGCGCTTTCCGAGATGTCTCGAGACGAGCTCGCCTCGTTCATCAAGCGCAACCAAGCGGAAATCGATCGCGCCGAACAAGAAGCCGCGGGGCGCGCAATCGACATTACGCCCCAGCATGCCGCGCCAGTAGACGCTAAGCCGTTGAACTTCCTTGATTGATACTGCCTTAATCAGGCAGTGAGATCAGGGAGGGGGCGCCCGCGAGCCGCCCCTGACCCCCGGGGGCGGGGCGCCGGCTTGGTGTCCGAAGGTCGCAAGGCGCATTCGCTAATTCCGTAAATTTTAAAACTTCAGGGTATACCCTTGGGGCCATGAGCCTGAAAGAAACACCTGAAATGATCGAGCTGCTGCGCGCCGCGTATGACTACGACGCCGCCACAGGCCACGTCACACACCGAGCGCGGTCAGGCGTCATCGCCGGGGCGCGGGCCGGCACCTTGAAGGACGACGGCTACAGGATCGTGCACTTCAAGGGACGGCGCTTTCAGGAACACCGGCTGATTTTCGCGCTGATGACAGGCCGATGGCCTGCGCACCAGATCGATCACGAGAACACGATCCGCGATGACAACCGCTGGACGAATTTGCGGGAGGCGACGCCAACTCAAAACAACGCCAACGTCTGTTCGCGAGCGCTCAAAGGCGTTGATTTTCACAAATACCGCAACCAGTGGCGGGCGCGCATCCGCCTAAATGGTAAAAGGCACGATCTTGGGCACTTCGAAACTGCGGAAGAGGCATCGGCCGTCTACACCGCGGCTTTCAAAGCCGCGCACGGCGAATTTGCGCGCACGGAACCGGCATACCTCGACTGATGGCTTTGTCGGCTTGACAAAATCTCAAAACCAGACAATCCTAGCCCTCGCTCGAACGCAACGAGCTCCATGTGTGCACCTCAGGGGCGGGTCTTTGTCTGGTGTGGCCCGCCCCAACACCTGACCGGGGGAATAACCATGACTGAAGATACCGCCGTCGAAGCCACCGAAACCGTCGAGCAGTCGACCGAAGCCGCTCCGGCACCGAAGCACAGCGACACGCTGCTCGATCTCGTCAAGCGCCTGGCGCACGATGCCTCCGACGAGGTCGTCGACGCGATCCGCCACATCGAATCCGCCGCCGCAACCCTCGCCTCGAAGGCACTGTGATGCCCCTCGTCACCGTCACGGCCGCCGAAGGCGAGCGCCTCCAGATCCGGCTCCAGAAGCGCGTCGAGAAAGCCAGCATCGTGCAGACGCATGGCTTCGACGAGCAGGGCAACCCGACCCTCGTCAGTGCGTTCGGCGCCAAGGTCACCACCTGGCCGGACCAGGGCGTCGACACGATCGCCTCCGAGAGCCGCTCCTACACCGTGGACGCCGACAACCGCATCGTGGTCGAGCCCGCGGCCTGACTGTCTGGTATTGCGATCTTGTGAAATCGCAATTATCGCGCTACTATCGCTTCCGGTCGACCACAGCCGCTTCGCCAACGGCGTTCCAGCGTCCCTAAAGCGTCATGTCGTCAACCCCTTACGATCGGCAAACCAGTTTCGCGCTTTTCAGCGCGGAAAACCCGACCTCCCAGCAGTCCGGCACCGACCTCGACGCCGAGTTCAACGCCGTCAAGCTGGCGATGGACGACACGCAACAGAACCTGGCCAAGATTCAGGACGACGACGGCGCGCTGAAGCGCGGCTCGGTCGGCCAGGCGCAGTTCGACAGCAGCGTGACGCTCGGTTTCGCCGCGCCGGCGCAGTGGGAGAGCGGCGTCCTTTACGACGCGAACATCAGCACCGTCTTCTACAACTCGATTTTCTACATCGCGAACACCACCCACACGTCTGGCGTCAGCTTCGACGCCTCGAAGTGGGATGAGATCGCGGATTTCACCGCGGCGGCCGCCATTCCGGACGGTTCGATCACGTCGGTGAAGTTGGCTTCCGGCGCGGTCGCCGGCGACAAGCTGGCAGACGGCGTGGTCGCGAATTCGAAGATCGCCACGGGCGCGGTGACCAACACCAAGCTGGCCGACGCCAACGTGACGTACAACAAACTGGATGCTGCGAACGTTGCGGTGCCCCTGGCCAACCTGCTGTTCCCGGCCGGCGCGCTGATGCCGTACGCCGGAGCGGCGGCGCCGACCGGCTGGCTGTTGTGTTACGGCCAATCGCTTCTCCGAAGCGATTACCCGACGCTCTTCGCCGCGATCGGCACGACCTACGGCTCGGCCGACGGCACGCATTTCAATCTGCCGGACCTGCGCGGGCGCGTGATCCCCGGCGCCGACAACATGGGCGGCTCGCCCGCAGGGCGCATCACCGACGCCGTCGCGGGCATGGACAGCCTTGGCGATTCCGGCGGTGCGCAGTCCCGAACGCTGGTCACCGCGAACCTGCCTCCTTACACGCCTGCCGGCTCGAACGGATCGATTAGCGTCACGTCGACCAACTACACCGCGCAGTCGACTTCGCCGATTAGCGGCTCTGCGGTTGGCGGCGGGGCGCAAGTCAGCGTTCCGGTCTCCCCCGGTGGACTTTACGGGCAGCTCACGTCAACGGGCTCGGGACCGACGTTCACCGGCACTCCGCAGGGCGGCACGAGCACGCCTATCGTGACGGTGCAGCCGTCGTTGGTCCTCAACTACATCATCAAGGCGCACTGATGGCCTATCCGACCAAATACCAGCGCCAATATGATTACGTCGCATACCAAAATGCGAACCCCAGCCGGCCGCTGCCGGCGACGTCGGTTCACGCCGACCTCAACGCAGTGGCCCAGTCGCTCCAGGAGACCATCGACTTCCTGAAGACTGCGCTCCGCGACGACGGGCAGATCCAGAACAACGCCGTCGGCTTTGACCAATTGAGCTTGAGCGTCCAGGCGATCACAGGCGATCCCGATGCGGTCGAACAGATCATCGCCGATGCCTCGGCGAGCGCGTCCGCGGCGGCGACGAGCGCGGCTGCGGCGTCGTCGTCGGCAGCGAGCGCATCGTCTTCGGCCAGCAACGCGACGACGTCCGCGAACGCGGCTGCGTCGAGCGCGACGTCGGCCGGCACGTCGGCTACGAACGCATCCAACAGCGCGAGCGCGGCTTCGACGTCGGCATCGGCTGCCGCGACGTCCGCGTCCAACGCAGCAGCGACACTGGCTGCGGCAATCACGGGGCCGGGGTCCTCGACGGACAAGACCGCCGTGCGCTTCAGCGGCACGGGCGGCAAGACTGGCCAGGCAAGCGCGCTCGCCATCGCCGACACCACCGGGGCCCTGTCGCGCGTGGGCAACGGCGGCATTCCCCTCCAAGGCACCAACACGAACGACAACGCCGCGGCCGGCTACGTTGGCGAATACCTCGAAAACAACGTCACGGTGGCCGTCAACGTCGTCACGAACACCGTGACCGCGATCGCCAGCATCACGCTGACGCCCGGTGATTGGGACGTTCACGCCGGCTTCACGGTATTCCCGAACGGCAACAACACGCTCACCGAGATCCATTGCTGCCTGTCGAACGCCAACAACGCGTTAACGGGGTTCCCCTTCGGCGCCCCGAACGCAATGCACGTCGCGTTCCAGGATAACCAGGCCGCGATCGTGCCGACAGGCATGGCGCGCTGGAGTGTCGCCGTGAACACCACGGTCTACGCGGTCATCAACCTCAAATACACCACGGGCAGCACGATGTCGGCCACAGCGTGCCTGTGGGCGCGGCGACGCCGATGAGTGGCGAGATCCATCCCGTTTCCGAGACGCTCGGTGCGCTCAAGACCGACGTGAAATATCTGCGCGAGCGCGCCGACGTGCGCGATCGCGAGCAGGCCGAAATGAAGAAGATGCTGGAATCCATCAGCACGAAGCTCGATCCGGTGGTCACCGACCACACCTGGATGAAGCCGCATGTCGAAAGCTATGCGGCTGTCCGCGGACGGGTCGGTTGGGCAGGGGCGTTCATCGTGGGTATCGCCAGCATTTTTGGCGGCACCGTGGGGAATTGGTTGCTTAGAAAATACGGGGGATAGATGCCAGCAGCACCGATCAAGGATGACGTCGTGCGCAAGCGCATGGCGGCGTACGACGCGAACGGGAAGAACGCCGATGCCGCAGCGCGCGAGCTGGGAATCGCGCACGGGACGATGCAGCACACCATCAAGGTGGCGAAGCAACGCGGGATCGGCGTCGACGTCGAGACCGAGGACCTGATCTTCCCCGAGCTGCCGTCTAGCGAGTTGTCGGCCGAGGAGCTCATCGAGCAGGCCGCGGTTCGCTTCGAGCGGCACCGCGACGCGCGCGACGCGCGGCGATGGATGGAGATCAAGGTCAAGTCCAACAAGCCGATCGGCGTCTGCTTCATGGGCGACCCGCACATCGACAACAACGGCTGCAACTGGCCGCTCCTCCGGCGCGACATCAAGCTGCTCGAGGACACGCCGGGCCTGTTCGCGGTCAACATTGGCGACCTCACCGACAATTGGGTCGGCCGGCTGGTGCGGCTCTACGCCGATCAGGAGATGTCGAAGAAGCAGGCGTGGAAGCTGGCGAAGTACTTGCTCCGCGACTGCAAGATCCGGTGGCTGTGCCACCTGCTGGGTAATCACGATGCCTGGAACGACGGGCCGTACCTCATCAAGGCCAACGCGCAGCCGATGGTGCCGGTCGAGGACTGGCAATCGCGCTTCCAGATCGTGTTTCCCAACGGCAAGCGCGTGAAGGTGCACGCCGCGCACGACTTCCCGGGTAATTCGATCTGGAACCCGCAGCACGGCCCGCAGAAGGCCGCGATGCTGCTGGAGCAGGCCGACATCTTCGCGTGCGGCCACAAGCACACCTGGGCCGTCAACGAGGGCGAAAACGCGCAGCGCGACTTCGTCTACTGGCTGATCCGCGCCCGGGGCTACAAGGCAATCGACAGTTATGCCGACCAGCTCGGCTACGGCAGCCAGAAGTTCGGCGCGTCGATCACGGCCGTCATCGACCCCGCCGTCGAAGGTCCGCGACGCATTCGCTGTTTCCCGGACCTCGAAGAGGCCGCGGAGTTCCTGACGTGGAAGAGGGAACGCGCATGAAGACCTGGCTGCTCGTGGGTGTCGTCGCGGCATTCTATAGCTGCGCTGTGTTGGCGGTGATGGGGTCCGTCATCGCCCGCTACTATCCGCCTGTTTGCGCTCCGATCGGTGGCGGGTGCTCGCCGCAATGAATGAACGAGTCCGCATGCAGGAAGAGCTCGTCAAGGCGCGCAAGCGCTTCGACGCGGCTGCCGGCGCGCGCGACACGCTTCTCGAATACGTCAAGCTCACGATGCCGGACCCGCAGGATCCGGACGACGTCACGCGCAGCGCCTACCAGGTCACGCCGCAGGCGCGGTTGCTCTGCCAGATCATGGAGAAGGTCGAGCAGCGGCACCCCGATTACAAGCGGGTAGGCGTCTCGATCGGCCCGCAGACCGGCAAGAGCGAGATCATCTCGCGGCGCGCGCCGTCGTGGATGACCGGGCGCAATCCGCGCCTGAACATGATCCTCGGCAGCTACAATCAGGACTTCGCCAACGAGTTCGGCGACGATGTGCGCGCGATCGTGAACTCGCAGGCGCACAAGCTGGTGTTTCCCGAGCACGAGCTGCGCGTCGGCGGCGCCGCGAAGTCACTGCTCATCACCGAGAAGGGCGGCAAAGCGGCCTTTGTCGGCGTCGGCGGCTCCGGCACCGGCAAGCCGGCCGACATCTTCCTCGTTGACGATCCGATCCGCAACGACGACGACGCTCAATCGGAGGTCCACCGGCAGCGTGTCTGGAACTGGTTTACGAAGGTGGCTAACACCCGCATTCACAACGATAGCGCGGTCGTTGTGGTGCACACCCGATGGCATGAAGATGATCTCCTTGGTCGTCTATGCGATCCCGACCACCCGCTGCGCAATAAGGACTACGCCGGCATCGCCGACGAGTGGACCTACATCAACATCCCGGCCGTCGTGGACGACCCGAAGCTGGCGAAAGCGCTCGGCCTGACGCTCGAGGTGCAGGACGACCCGCTGGTGCGCGCGCAATTCGGCACCAAGCCGATCGCGGCCCTCTGGCCGCAGCGCTTTTCGTTGAACTTCCTGGCAAAGCAGAAGCGGCTTGACAAGCGCGGCTTCACCGCACTGCGCATGGGCAAGCCGGCGCCGGACGACGGCGACTATTTCAAGGCCACCGACATCGTGCCATACCACTCGATGGATGAGCTGCCGAAGAACCTGCGCAAATACGGCGCGTCCGACCACGCCGTCACCGAGAAGCAGAAGAACGACGCGTCCGTGATGGGCTGCGTCGGCATTGACGACAACGATGATATTTGGGTGCTCCCCGATATCGTGTGGGACCGGATGGAGACCGACGGCATCGTCGAGACGCTGCTCGCGCAGTTCAAGGCGCACAAGCCGCAGCTCTGGTGGATGGAATCGGAGCTCATCTCGAAGTCGTTCGGGCCGTTCCTGCGCAAGCGGATGGTCGAGGAGCAGATTTACACCACGATCGATCCGGTGACGGTCGCGAAGGACAAGAAGGCCCGCGCGCGCTCGATCCAAGGCCGCATGCGGATGCACAAGGTGCACTTCCCGGTGTTCGCGACGTGGTGGTCGGCGGCCGAGAAGCAGCTTTTGACCTTTCCATACGCGACGCACGACGACTTCATCGACTGGCTGGCGCACATCGGCCTCGGTCTGACGAAGGAAGTCGGCGCGGCCGCGCCCAAGAGCGACAAGGTCGTGAAGGTCGGTAGCGTCCAGTGGATGCTTGCGCAGACGAAGCGTCGCGCGATGAAGGAACAGCGAGAAAAGGTAGCAGCGTCATGGTAGAGAGCGGCGATATTGTGGAAGGCGGGCAGGGCGAGGGCTCCCCGCAGCCGGTGAACGTCGGAGCGGCGAACGACAAGCCGGCGGTCGACCCTGCGCGCGCGGCGCGCGTCGCGAGCATCCTCAAGGAGATCAAGGCCGACAAGGAGCATTGGGGCAAGGACTTCAAGCGCATGCGGACCTGCATGAAGCTTGCGGCCCACGGCACCACCAACAAGGAAGAGGCCGAAGCCGAGAATGGCGCCTACGTCGTGCCGATCACGAACCGGCTGATCGGCGTGGCGGTCGCGACGCTCTACGCGAAGAACCCCAAGGCGGTCGCGCGGCGCAAGCAAAAGCTGATGTACAAGCTTTGGGACGGCGATCCGGCGACGCTGATGGCCGCGGTCCAGCAGGTGCAGATGGCCCCGCCGGCGGCGATGGATCCGACCACCGGCGTTCCGGTCGGCGGCCCCGATCCGAACGCGGTCGCCCTCCTGGCCGAAGTCGCGGCTGCCAAGACCGAGTTCATCCAGTACGACCGCATGGCCAAAACCATGGAGTTGCTGTTCGCCTACTTCCTCCAGGAGCAGGACAGCGGCTACAAGGAGATGTTCAAGGCGCTGGTGCGACGCACGAAGGTCTGCGGCGTCGGCTATGTCGAGCTCGGCTTTCAGCGTCAGCTCCGCAAGAACCCCGACATCTCGGCGCAGATTGCCGACGTCACCAGCCAGATCGCGGCGATCGAGGCACAGATCGAGATCGCGCAGAAGGACGGCGTGGAGCCCGACACCGCCACAGCGCAGCGGCTCAAGGAGATGCTCGAGGTGCTTCAGGCCAAGGAGGAGATCCTTGTCCGCGAAGGACCGACGCTGAGCTTCCCGCGCGCGGTCGACATCATCCCGGATCGCAAGTGCAAGCACCTGAAGACGTTCGCCGGCGGCCGTTGGCTGCATCGCGAATACCTCATGGACCGCGAGGAGATTCTTGCAACCTGGGGCGTCGATGTCGGTACGAATTTCACGGCGTATAAGTCGATCACCGACGCGCAGGGCAACGTCACGCAGATCAAGGACACGCCGAGCGACGCGGCGTCCGCACGCGTCTATTGCGGCTGGAACAAGGTCGACCAGGTCTATTACGTCGTCTGCGACGGGTACAACGACTACATCGTCGCGCCGGCTGAGCCCGACGTGAAGATCGAACGGTTCTGGCCGGTCTTTCCGCTCGTGTTCAACGAGGTCGAGGCCGAGAACGAGGACGGGTCCGTTTCCATCTTCCCGCCGTCGGACGTCTGGAACTCGCGCCACATGCAGCGTGAGTACAACTCGTCGCGCCAGGGCAAGCGCGAGCACAAGATCGCCGGGCGGCCGCGATGGGCGTCCCCGCGCGGCGCGCTCGAGAAGGAGGACAAGGAGAACCTTGCGGCGGCTGCACCGTTCAGCGTCACCGAGGTCAACGCGCTTGCCACCGGCGAGAAGCTCACCGACAAGCTGATGCCGGTTCCCGTGCCCGGCCTCGACCCGAACCTCTACGAGACCGAGACGGTGTTCGCCGACATCCAGCGCACCGTCGGCGTGCAGGCGGCGAACCTCGGGGGCACGTCGGGCGACACCGCGACCGAGAGCTCGATCGCCGAGCACAGCCGCGACACGTCGAACGCGAGCGATGTCGACGACCTCGACACCATGCTGTCGGCCTTGGCGCGCGCCATGGGCCAACTCATGCTCACCGAGCTGTCCAAGGAGACCGTGCTGGAGATCGCCGGCCCCGGGGCCGTCTGGCCAGACCTGCCGCCGACCCGCGAGCAGATCGTCAAGGACCTCATCCTCGAAGTCGAGGCCGGCTCCAGCGGTCGCCCGAACAACGCCGCCGTGCTCGCCAATTACGAGCGCGCGATGCCGTGGCTGTCGCTTCTGCCGGGCGTCAATCCCGCCCCGCTCGCCAAGAAGGGGCTCCAGGCGCTCGACATCGACACCGACGACATGTTCGTCGAGGGCGCTCCGTCGATCACCGCGCTCAACCAGATGGCCCGGCCGCAGCCCGGCGGCGCCGGCCCGAACGCCCCGGATCAACAAGGGGACAAGGGCGGTGACAACGCCAAGCAGCCCGAGCAGCCCAATGAGCCGGGAGCGCAGCCGAGCTATCAAGGTCCCGGCGCCGTCCAAGGCGCACCTCTGGCCCATTGACAATTTGTCTGGTTTAGAGATATTGTGGCATCGTTATTATCTCAGGGGGAAGACGTAGTGGATCCGAAGTCGTCAGCGGACAACGAGATCGAGACTGAAATCGAGAAGCCCGACACCCCCGTCGAAGCTGCTCAAACGGACGCAGAGCCCGCGGAGTCGTCCAACGCGGAGGGTGAAAAAGGTGACTTGCTGACGCGCGTGAAAGACGCGCTCAACAAGACCAAGGAGAAGTCGCCCACCTCCGATGAACCCGGATCGTCGTCTGAAGAGCCGCCGGCTCCCGCCGCCAAAAAGGAAGGCGAGGGAGAGGAGGGCAAATCAGGTGATTTGACTGAGGAGGAACTCGCTCGGCTCAAGCCGAAGACCCGTGAGCGCATCGAAACTCTCACCCGCGAAGTCAGGGAGCGCGACACCAAGCTCGCCGACCTGACGCCGAAGGCCGAGAAGTTCGAACAAATTCAGCGCTTCGTCGACGATGCTGGCTTGTCGAAAGACGATGTCAACACCGGTTTCGACGTGATGCGGAACCTCAAGACAGACCCGTTCAAGGCCTACGAGCAACTGCGCCCGATCATGGATCAACTCGAATCCATCGTCGGTGTCAGGCTCCCGGACGAACTCCAAGCGGAGGTAAGCCAGGGGCGTATCACGGAGGCCCATGCCCGCGAACTCGCGCGGTCCCGAGGTCAAGCGACTGTCACTCGACAGCAGCTCGACCGGACCACGCAGGTGCAGGAGGCGAACCAGCGGCGTCAGGCCATTGAGACCCAAGTCAACGATGTCGCCAGTGCTGTGACCGCGTGGGAGAATTCCACAGGCAAAAACGATCCTGACTGGAAACTGAAGCAGCCACGGATCACGGAGCTCGTCGAGCTCGAGGTCATGCGGCGCCAGGCCAAGGATCCCACCTACTTCCCCTCGAAAGAGGAGGCGATCGCGATCTCCAAGGACGCGCTCAAGAAGGTGGAAGCCGATCTCAAGGCCCTGCGACCCGCGCGACGTTCGGTCTCAACTACCCCGTCGGCCGATGCTGGTTCAACCCGCAACGCAGCGGCGGCCCCGAAGAACATGCTGGAAGCAGCGAAACTCGGGTTGCAGCGCGCGGCGGGCTAAGGCACCGCAGGAACCAAAATGCCTTTCACTGTTGCGGAAGTCGAGAACATCGCAAACTCGACTCTGGACTACTTCATCGACAAGGGACGTGCTGAATCGCAGCACATCCAGGACAAGCCGCTGCTCAAGGCCATGGACGCGGCGAAGACGACGTTCCCGGGTGGCAAGGAGTTCATCTCCGGCGCCGTCAAGGGCAACACCACGTCGTCCATCCAGGGCTTCCAGCACGACGACGAAGTCGGGTACAGCAACCCGGCGAACGCGAAGCGCTACAACTACCCCTGGAAGCTGATCCATCTCGGCATCGAGTTCTCGATGCACGAAGCGGCCAAGGACGGCATCTCGATCGTCGACACCACGAACGGCAAGGGCGAGACCGAGCACAGCGAGCGTGAGCTCACCGCGCTGGTCAACATCCTGAACGAGAAGTTCGAGGACATGGCCGAGGGCTGGGACCGCGGCTTCAACAACATGTTCTGGCAGGACGGCTCGCAGGACCCGAACCTCGTGCCCGGCATCAAGTCGTTCATTGTCGACGCTCCGACCTCCGGCCTCGTCGTCGGCGGCATCGACCAGTCGGCGAACACCTGGTGGCGCAACCGTGCCGTGCTCGGCATCGACGCGTCGACCCCGTCGAACCTGAACGTCACGAACACCCTCCAGAAGGAGTATCGGCAGCTCCGTCGTTACGGCGGCAACCCGAAGCTCTGGCTGGCCGGCTCGGACCTCATCGAAGCCATGGAGAAGGAGCTCCGCTCGAAGGGCAACTTCACCCAGGATGGCTGGATGAGCCAGGGCAAGACCGACAGCGGCATGGCCGACATTTCGTTCAAGGGCAACAAGATCCAGTACGATCCGACCCTGGACGACCTCGGCATGTCGAAGCGGCTCTACGTCCTCGACACCCGCTTCATCAAGCCCCGCGTCATGGACGGCGAGGACAAGAAGAAGCATTACCCCGCCCGTCCGGAGAACAAGTACATGTTCTACCGTGCGATGACCTGGATCGGCGGCCTCACCTGCAACAAGCGTAACGCCCACGGCGTTTACTCGATCGCGTAAGGAGAACAGCCAATGTCCTTCAAAACTGCATCGGTCGTTCTCGCTGCCGCCGTCGCGACCAGCGGCACGATCACCGTCAGCTACCCGGCTGGCACCAACAAGGGCACCTACACGGGCGCCTACAAGCACAAGGCGTTCGCCGAAGGCTTGCAGGCGAACTTGTCGGCGCCCACCGACTTCACTGTGTCGTTCGGCGCGTCCAACATCACCGTGACGTACCTGGGCACGACTTCGATCCCGGCGAACTCGAAGATCATGTTCCAGTTCGACGTCATCGGCAAGGATCGGCCGTACACGTACAGCTCCGACCCGGTCAACAACCAGTCGAAGCTTGCGCCGAACACGCAGCGCATGTCGGGCCTGATGTACATCCGGGAGATCAATCTCGGATCGCCGATCGCCGGCGCGGCCAACAACATCTGCACCTCGCAGGCGATCACCGCGGCGTCCCCGACCGGTGGCACTCTCAACGGCACCACCGCAGGCGTGGCCGATGTGCCCCGCAATGTCGTGGCGGCGTGGACCAACTCCGCGGTCATCACCGTCCGCGGTACCGACGAGTACGGCAACGCGATGACCGAGAGCTCCGCTTCCGGCACCTCGTTCACCGGTAAGAAGGCGTTCGCGACTGTCACTTCGGTGAAGGTCTCGGCCGACGTCACCGGCGCCACCGTCGGTTTCGGCAACGTGCTCGGCCTGCCGATCGCGCTGCCCGAAGCCAACCTGATCGTCAAGGAACTCCAGGACGGCGCCGCGCCGACGGCCGGCACCACCGTGGCGCAGGACCAGGCGACCGCGACGGCGACCACCGGCGACGTTCGTGGCACCTACACCCCGAACGCCACCCCGGACGCTTCCAAGTCGTTCCAGCTCCTCGTGGCTGTGCCCGACCTGAACGACATCGGCAACGCTCAGTTCGCCGGTTAAGCAATCTGCCCCCTCTCCCTGAAACGGAGAGGGGGTTTCTTCCACCTGAAAGGGACCAAGAATGAAGCTGTATTCGTGCAAGCTGCGTCTGGCGGGGGCCACGACCAACGAGATTTTCAAGGGCGAAGTCACCGCGGCCGAGATCGAGGTGCTCCGCGAGCTGCACGGCATCGACGCCGTGCTCGACATCAAGGAAGCCGGCGAGAACAGCAAGACGAGCGCGGAAGAGCGCGTTCGGCTGAAGCAGCTCTACGCCAACCCGGAATCGCTGAACACGCAGATGGCCGCGCGGCGGCTCACCCTGCTGCGCAACCTGTTCGGCCACGATCGCCTGCCGCTGCCCGACGAGGTCATGGATCCCGTCGTTGCGTCGGATGACGACTTCGAGGAGCCGACCGCCGTGGAGGCGCCGGTTCGGCGCACGCGCGTCAAGAAGGCCGAACCCGAAGCGGCGTTCGAGTAAGCGCCAATGCGGCGTCGTCAGCTCGGCCAACTCCTCACGATGCTGCGCGACGAGCTGTCCATCAGCTCGGAGCCCAGCGTCGGCGTGTCGGCGACGCCCAACCTCAAGCAGGTCCTCACCCGCCATTACGAGACCCTGTTCGAGGAATACGACTGGCCGTTCCTGCGGAAGATTTTCGACCGCATTACGCTCAACGCCGGCCAGCGCTATTACGACTTCCCCGAGGACATGGACTTCGAGAGCCTCGAGCGCGTGACGTGCTGGTGGAGCAACCTGCCGCACACGCTCACGCGCGGCATCGATTTCGAGCAATACGCCGTCTACAGCTCCGACGACAACGTCCGCGCCGATCCCGTGCAGCGCTGGGACGTCCGCGACGTCGACGGCAAGGAGATGATCGAAGTCTGGCCGATCCCCGCTGGCGCCGGCCAGGCGCTCCAGTTCCGCGGCCGCATCAAGTTCGCCCGTCTCGTCGACGAGAGCGATCTGTGCCTGCTGGACGACCAGCTCGTGGTCCTGCATGCGGCGGCTGAGCTCTCGCCCCCGAAGAAGCGCACCGACATCAACGCCAAGCTGGTGGCCGCACAGCGGCGCCTCGGCACGCTCAAGGCGCGCACCCAGGGCGGATCGCGCACCTTCCGCATGGGTCTTGGCGGCGAACCGAAGCCCCATCACGGTCTCACGATTCGGGTGCGGTAGTGCCGTACCTGACCATCAACGACTTCAAATTCGGCATGGACAGGCGGCGCAAGCGCGTCGCCGGCACGCCCGGCACGCTCTGGCTCGGCAAGAACATCCACATCACGCGCGGCGGCGACATCGAGCGCCGTCTCAAGTTCGTCCCGGAATATAACGTGGCCGGCACGTTCGGCGCGGCGTCGCTGCGCGGCCAGCTCTACGTCTTTGGCAGCGAGGTGCTGACGGTCCCGCTCGGGGTCCAGTACCAGCGCCTCCAGGACCCGCTCGCGTCGCTGATGACGAAGATCCTCGACGTCAAGACCTTCGCCGGCAAGTTCTACGTGATCGCGGAATACGCAAGCGGCAACGTCTGCCACTTCTACGACGGCGCGCGCGTCACCAGTTGGGACACCGTCGTCGCCAGCTCCGGCGCCGACTTCACGACCATGGCCGATCTCATGGCGGCCAAGATCGAAAACGATCCGGCTGTCACTGCGACGTCGATGGGGAGCCTCGTCACCATCACCGCGCTGACGCCCGGCACCGCGTATTCCATCTCGACGGCGACCGTTAACGGAGGCGGTGTCAACGACCAGACGGCCGTTCTGGCCACCGTCCAGGCCAACGTCGTTGGCGTCGACGAGGTGCGTGCGACCGCGACCCTCACGGTAAACGGCGGCACGCTATCCGCCGGCGTCAACCAGATCGCTGCCGTCACGATTGACGGTGTCGACGTGCTCGGCAAGGCCATCGACTGGTCGGGCTCGAACGAATCCACCGCGCTGCGCGTCGCGCAACAGATCACGTCCGGCTTCACGACGCATGGCTATTCCGCCGCAGTCGTCGGCGCCACGATCACCGTCACCGCGGCGCCCGGCACCGGCGCGACGCCGAACGGTTTCGACTTCCTCGCCACGGCGGCCGGCAACGTGTCCCTCTCGGCGTCCGCGCAGATGTCCGGCGGCGTGACGGCGGTGTCGCCGGTCGCGCAGGTCTGCACGGTGACTTTCGGCGGCACGTTCGAAGTGGCCGACCGGTTCACCGTCACCATCAACGGGACCGACTACAAGGCGACCGGCGGTGCGTCCGGAATGGGCCGCACGGCCTACGTTGACAAGAACCGTGTCTGGACGCCGATCGGGAGCCTGTGGCGCTACTGCAAGCTGAACGACCCGACGGTTTGGGATCCGGCCGCGGTCGGCAGCGACGCCGGCTTCATCAACATCGCAACGGCCACCGAGGGCAACGAGCGCCTGGTCGCCGCGGCGCGCTACCAGAACCTCGCCGGCGTCTTCAGCTCCGAGAACATCACGCTATACCAGCTCGACCAGGACCCCGCGAATTTCGCGTTCTCGGACACGCTCGAGCACACCGGCACGAAGGCCCCGAAGTCGGTCCTCCGCTACGGCAACAACGACGTCTTCTACCTCGACATCACCGGCGTGCGCAGTTTGCGCGCCCGCGACGCGTCGAATGCGCCGTTCGTGTCGGACATCGGCAACGCGATCGACAGCTACGTGCAGGAGCTCGTCAAGGCGCTCTCCAAGCAGCAAGAGGCCGATTCGCTCGCCGCGATCGAGCCGAAGGACGGGCGCTACTGGCTGATCCTCGGGGACACGATGATCGTGCTGAGCTTCTTCCCCGGGGCAAAGATCAGCGCGTGGACGACTTACGAGCCCACCGAGTTCGGCGGCGCGCCCGTGCAGGCGTTCGTGCGCGTTGCAGGGCAGCTCGTCGCGCGGGCCGGGGACTACCTCTATTTTTATGGCGGCTTGACCGGCGACGTGGAGCCGGAAGACGGCGAGGTGATCGCCGAGGTGCATTGCCCGTTCTTTAGCGGGCAGACGCCGGCGACGATCAAGTTCATCAAGGGCTTCGACGTCGCGCTGACGAACTCGTGGACCTGCGAACTCGCGTTCGATCCGAACGACGAGGCGCGCACCATGAATGTCGGGGTTTTGTCCACGATCACCTTCGCCAACCAGGGGCGTATTCCGGTCCCGGGCGAGACCTCCATGGTCGCGCCGATCCTGACGTGCAGCAAGGGCGGGGCGGCCAGCATCTCGATGATGGCCATCCACTACGAGAGCGAGGAAGATCCAAGTTGAGGCTAACCGAGCTCGACTACGGCGTCGTCCTGGAGATCGTGAAGCAGGCGCACGATCTCGAGCAGATTTACGTCCTGAACGGACATCGCGACCCTGGCGTCCTCGCCAAGGTCATCATGGCCGCGGCGAATTTCTCGTGGGTGGCATGGGGCGAGGGGAAACCTATCGCGGTGTTCGGCGCGGTCGAGCAGCACAAGGGCGTCTGGCAAATCTACATGCTGACGACGCCCGACTTCCGCAAGATCGCGATTCCGCTCACGCGGTTCCTGAAGCGGACGATGGTGCCGATCCTGTTCGACGAACTCGGCTGTCGCCGGCTCGAGGGCTTCTTCCACGAGGACAACGTCTTCATCCACCGGTGGGTGGAGGGGTTCGGCGCGAAGCGCGAATACGTCAAGGAAGGGTACGCCCCCGACGGCAAGGCATATTTTGGTTATGCGATTTGCAAGGGGACTCTTGACTCTCAAAACCAGACTCGATAGTGTGGCGACACTGTTGCTTCGCAAAGTGTTGCGCAACGCGGGAGAGAGCCAATGAAGCTGTAATTCGCTTTCAAATGTAGCTCTGTGCTTTTTAGATGAAAATCGGACGTTTTGAGATCGAAACCTCACCCTAGACGCAACGGGGTGGGGTTTCGTGTTTTTGGGTATCGACAAACTCGACAAACCCGCACAAACCCTCTATAGTCCGCTCCTGCGGACGCAGAACCGGAGCTCGCCGCGCCGGAACCATTCGATCGACATGCCCACGAATGTGCCTTTCCGGCGGCTCGCCCCCAAAAGATAATTCAGCGGAGATCGCGCGCCAGCAGGCGCAGGACCGCGAGAACAAGGTCAATCAAGGCAAGGCCTCGATCGACAGCGCGTTCTCGGTTTTCGATCCCGCCTATTACGACAAGTACAAGCAGACCTATCTCGACAATTACAATCCCGAGGTGGATCGGCAGTTCGGCGTCGCCAAACAACAGACGCAGTACAATCTCGCGCGCGCCGGCACGACTGACGCCACGATCGGCCAGAAGCAGTTCGGCGACCTGGTGCGTAATTACGGCCAGCAGAAGCAGAACATCGCTTCGCAGGCGATCGACGCGACCAACAAGCTGCGCACCGACGTCGAGAACCAGAAGACGGCCCTCTACGGCCAGAACAGCGCGTCGGCCGATCCGTCGCTGGCGTCGATTAGCGCGCTCAGCAACGCGAATTCGCTGTCCCAGCCGGCGCAGCTCAGCCCGCTCGGTTCGGTCTTCGCCGGCCTGACGAACGGCATTGCCTACGGCGTCGCCGGGGCCAACAACAAGCTGCCGGCCGGCTACGCGAATGCCTTCGCGCCCGGTGCCACGCTGCCCGGCGGTAACGGCTCCGGAAGGGTGGTGGGCTGATGTGTGATCCGATTACGCTTGCAGTAGCGTCCACCGCCGCTTCAGCAGGTGGTTCGCTGCTCTCGGCGAATGAAGCCAACGAGAATGCCCAGAACGTCGCGGCAGCGCGCAATCGCGCCACCTTGGCCGAGCTCGAGCGGCAGAAGGCATACGGCGCGCAGGCACGCGGCGAGTTCGACAAGTCGCTAAACCTGTTCGGCCCCGGCGCGCAGGAAGCCTCGCTCTCCAAGGCGCAGGGCGACGTCGGGTCGCTCCTGACGCACAACACGCCCGACGCGGCAAGCGTCGGCACTATCACGACCGCGAACGCGCCGGCGGCTGTCAGAGCCGGCGAGAGCAAGAAGCTCGGCGACGTCTTCTCGTATCTCGGCGACAGCGCGAAGAATCTCGGCAACCTCAAGGGCTACGACCAGAACACGTTCAACACGAACCAGGCCGTCACCGCGAACAACCGAAACATCGGCGTCATCACCGATAATTCGAAGGTGAGCGCGGACGTCAACAAAATGGAACAGAACGCCGCCGCGACGAATGCCTACACGCCGCCATCCGGCATGGGCGATCTGCTGTCGTTCGCCGGCAACATGGGATCGTATTACGCCGGAGGCGGCAAACTCGGACTGCCGAAGTTCTCCGGCTCCACCACCATTCCAGGGCTCAACCCGGGGGGACCGTACGTCTGATGCCCGATACACTGGCCAATCCGTACGCCTATCAGTCGCCGATCGGCGCCGCGCTGAAGAACCTGTCCGGCGTGCTCACAAAGAAGAGCACCGAGGCAACCGACATCGCGCACCTAGAGACCGCGCTTGCGCTGAAGCAGAAGCGCGAGAACACCGCTGCGCTCGGCGACGCCCTCCGCGCGCTCGGCACTGCGCAGTTCGATCGTCGCGCCGCAATCGACAACGCTGTGCGCGCCGGAGTCTCGCCGGAGGCCGTCGGCGGCTTCGAGCGCTACAACTCCGCGAACCAGTACGGAGCGGCTGATCCGCGCACGACGAACGCTTTCGTCGGGGCGGGCGGCTCTTACGGCTCCACGGCCGCCGGTGAGCGCGAGCAGATCGCCGCTGCGAACCAGCGCAATGCCGCGGCGATCGCGGAGCAGGGGCGCCAGTTCGACAGCAAGCCCACCACCATCAACACGCCCACCGGCCCGCAGATTGTCCGGCAGAGCGAGGCCTACGGCCAGCCCGCGGTCGAGGACATCGGCAAGGTCAAGGGCGCCGTCGCGCGCAACGCCTATGCTAGCCCGGCGGGTCTCGCCGGCGCGGACGATGCGACGAAGCAGTTCATCGGCGTCGACAGCAAGGCCACGCCGACGCCGCACAATTACGTCTCGAACGGCCAGAACTTCATCACCTATGACGGCACCACGGACGCTAACAGCGGCAAGCCGCTGCCGCCCGGCGGCTACATGGCCAACGCGGTCGGTCCCGCCGAAGCGGTCGGCCTGCCGGCGCCCGTGCGCAACGACCTGGCCAAGCAGGACGTCTCCAACCAGCGTTTCCGCGGCCTGCTCAACTACACCAAGGAACTGGCCAAGCAGGACCCGAACAATTTCGGCATCACCGGCCTGGTCAAGGGGACCGTCCAGGACACCGCCGCGGCCGCTGACAACATTGCGCGCGGCCTCGGCTACAGCGGCATCCAGGATGGCCTCGCCAACGCGCGGACGCGCGCCGTGGCGAGCGGCGTGAACCCGAGCGTGATCTCGGGCGTCTTCGATCCCAAGTTGCCCGCGCTGCATTCCGCAGCCGATCTGATGGTGTTCTCGGCGGCCGAGGCGCTCGCCGGACAGTCCGGCCGGTCGGTGACCGACAAGGACGTCAAGATCATCAAGAACATCGTCGGCGATCCGACCGAATGGTCGGCGAACCAGCAGAAGTTCCTCTCGAAGCTCGACACCGTCGGGCAGATTCTCGACCTGCAACAGCAGGTGATCGACAATAACTTGCGGCGCGGCTCCCCCGCTGCGCCGCCGGCCGCGCCCGGGGCTGCCTCGCCCCCCACGTCCCCGGCTCCGGGCGCGCAGCCGGCCGCTCAACCAGACCCGTTGGCGCAGGCGCGCGACGCGATCGCGCGCGGCGCTCCGCGTGATGCCGTCATCCAGCGCTTGCAGCAAAGCGGCGTCGACCCGGCGGGCCTCTGATGGGGATGTTCGACGATCTCATTCCGCAGAAGCCGGCGCAGGCTCCCGCGCCGACGGTTTCGTTTGACGATTTGATTCCGCAGCAAGGCGCTCCCGCCGCGCCGCCAGTCGCGACGGAGCCGGTCGTCATCCGCAACGGTCGCATCGTCGTTACGCCGGCCGGCGTCGAGCAGAAACCCCAGCCCATCGATCGCCCCGTCTCGTTGCTTCCGAGCAGCGTAGGCGGCGCCGTGCGCGACTTCCAGGTCGGCGCCCAAGGCGTTGGCAAGGGGCTCACTGACATCGTCACCGGGCCGTTCGACCTCGTGGCTGGTGCGCAGAACGCGATCGTCTCCGGCATCAACAAAGTGGCCGGAACGAACATTCCGTTGGCCACGCCGGCGTCCAAGCTGGTCGAGAAGGCAGTCGACGCCACCGGCATTCCGGTCATCGATCCGGCGACGATGTCGCGGAGCGAGAAGCTCGCCTACGACGCCAACCGCTTCGGCACTCAAGCCGTCGGCACCGGAGCCATGCTCGCGCAGCGCGCCCCCCAGGTGGCCGAGGCCGTCGTGCCGTCGGAGACGTTCCTCGGTCGTGTCGGCGATGCCTTCGCGCGTCCCTACATCGAGACGCCCACCCGCGCGCATGTTGGCGACGCGATCGGCGGCCTCGGTGCCGGTGTCGGCGTGAACGCAGCCGATAACTATGTCCCGGATAACGCCGCGGTCGGCGGCACGGTGCCGAAGCAGGTGGCCAACGCGCTCGCCCCCGTGGCCGGCGCTGTCGGCGCCACGACGCTGCAAGGCCTCGTCGAAGGCCTCGTCGGCGCGTTCAAGAACGCCGCGATCCGTGCGACGCAGTCCGCGCCGGCGCCGATCCCGCTTAATCCAGCCACCAAGGCGCCTTACAGCATGCCGGAGGTCGACCAGGCCGCCCGCAAGTTCCAGGCCGCCGCGACCGACAATCCGCGCCTGCTCGCGCGCAACATCGAAGAGAACGCCTCCGAGCTCGCGAACCCCGCAGAGGCCGGCGCCATTCCCGTCGAAAAGTCGCAGCTCCCGACGTCCGGCCTCCTGTCGCAGGATCCCGGCCTCGTGACGCTGGAGCAAGGCGCGCGCACCAAGCGCTCACCGGACTTCACCCAGCGCGACCAGAACGTCAAGGAAGCCGCCGCCGAGCGAGTGGCAAGCGTCCGCGATCCCGAAGCCGATCTCGGCAGCGTTATGCGCCGCGCCGGCGAAGCGCGCACCGAGCGGCTCGCGCCGGCCGAGCAGCGCGTCAACCAGTTCGAGGACCTCGGCAACCGCGTCACCGCGGCTCGCCAGCAGGAAGGCGCCACGTTCTCCCCCTTGGCCAATTCCGAGGCCAAGGCCAACGCGTCCCGCCGGCTCGACAACGCCGTGGTCGAGGGTAACTACATTCCCGCGCGCCAGCAGAAGAACGAGCTCTTCGACACCGCGCCGGGCCGCAACGAGCAGCTTCCGGCCGACGACGTCTTTGGCGCGATCGACCGGATCCGTCGCGGCGCGAACGACCTCGCCCCCGGCACTCTTCCGGAAGACTTCGTGCGGCGCCTCGACGCGCTGCGTCCCGTCATCGATCCCGAGACGGGAGCCAACCTCGGCGGCCCCGGCACCGCGCTCGGCGGCGACCTGGCCGACCTGCGCAAGTTCATCGCCCCCGCTATCGAGCGCGCGCAGCGCTCCGGCAACTTCGACCTGGCCGACAACCTGTCCGCGCTCCGGCGCGCGGTCAATCGCACGATCGGCGACGCCGAGGGCTACACCGAAGCCAACGCCAACTACCAGCGGTTCGCCGATCGCTTCCGGCCGGAGCCGAACGACCCCGGCGCCAAGTTCACGCGCGCCATCGACCGCGGCGGCCAGAATGCCGACGGCGAGCTCAATCGCGGCAGCACGCCGCCCAGCGAGACCGCCGGCAAGTTCCTCGGCAACGCGGAGGAGGCGGCAGCTCTCCGTCGCATCCAGGAGGGCGCACCGTCCCAGCAGGCCGGCGAAACCGCTGTGCGCGACTATCTGCGCTCCGACTTCGCCAGCTCCGCGCTCAATGCCGACGGCACGCTGAATCCAGCGCGCGCGTCCGCATGGCGTCGCAACATGGCCGACGTGCTCAGCCAGTTCCCGGCCGTCCGCAGCGAGTTCGACAACATCGTGGCCTCCGCGCAGCGCGGCGAGAATCTCTCGCTCGAGGCAAAGCGTGGCCTCGACGCCGCGCGCGCCAACCGCAAGCAGACCGAGGCAGACGTCGAGCGGGGAGCGATCGGCACGCTGCTCAAAAAAGATCCGCGCAGCGTCGCGCAGAGCGTCCTCAACGACAAGTACGGCGGGCCGAAGCAGCTCGACGATATCAACGCGCTCGTGAAGAACGACGAGCAGGCCGCCCGCGGCTGGAAGGCGTCCGTCGCCGAGGTGCTCACCGACAAGGTCCAGAGCACCCGCCAGACTGGCGAGACCTTCGAGGTGCAGTACGCGCGGCTCGCGAAGGAATTCAAGGACAACGAGCAGCTTCTCGCGAAGGTCTTCACGCCCGAGGAGATGAACACCCTGCGCCAGGGCCACAAGCTGCTGTCCTACTTCAAGGAGGCCGAGAAGCGCGCCACCACCGGCAGCCAGACGGCCGAGCGGCTCAACATCCCCGGCTGGGTGCAGCTCGCGGTTCGCCACTTCAAGGGCGATCTCGCCGGCGGCGGCCTCATCAAGCGGTTCAAGCTTCTGATGGAGCAGCTTCCGAACAGCAACAGCGGGGCCGAGGACATCGTCCACATGGCCTTCTTCGATCCGGCCGTTGCCGCCTATCTGCTCAAGCGGCCGCTGCCGTCTGCCAATTCGTCGCTCTACAACATCAACCTGCGGCGCCTGCTCGCGGCCGCAAACGCATCCCGCGAGAGCGGGGACAACGGAGACTGATCCATGGGAATCCCGACGCCGTACCAGTTCGCCCGGTTCACCGCCGATGGCCAGTCCAGCGCGATCTCGTGGCCGGGCGGCCGCGGCGTGTTCGCGGCATTCGGCACGTTCGGCAGCGGCACGATCAAGTTGCAGGCGTCCTACGACGACGGCACGACCTGGATTGACGTCGACCGCTCCGGCGACACCTACGTCACGTTCACGGCCAACGGCGCCGGCGGCTTCGAACTGCCGAAGTGCCAGTTGCGGGTGTCGCTGTCCGGCTCGACCAGCCCGTCGATCAACTCCGGCGTGGAGCACGCAAACCAGTGAAGAGCTATCCGCTCTCATATCCGGTCGCCCGGCCAAACTCCTTCGGGGAGACCTCCGCGTATCTCTCGGGAGCGGGGCCTTTTGGCTCGCCTCCTGCGGGCGCACCGACGAACGCAAAACCGCTTATCGGCGCCGATGGCGCTCCTCTCCGCGGCGCCGACGGCGCCCAATTATGGGGCTCGTAAGACATGGCCGCACCTCGCATGATCCCGGACCTGAACCCGGCGTTGCTGATGAACTACCGGGCGGCGCGCTCGCTGAAGACGCGCAACACCCGCATCGGCTTCAACGGCGACAGCACCTTCGCCGGTGTCGAAACCGGTGGCACGACCGCTCAGGTCCTCCACTCTGTCCCGATGCAGGTTGCCGCGAAGCTTCAGGCCCGCGGCATCAACGCTGGGGCCAACAACCGCTTCGGCTGTGCCTCCGGCACGTTCGCAACCCTTCTGACGATGGACAGCCGTGTCACGGCGACCGGCGCCTGGACGCAGGGCGCAACGACCGCCCAAGGCGGTCAGGCCTTCGCCTGCTCGGCGGCCGGCACTCTGAACATCGTCCCGCAGGGCAACGTCACCAAGGCCGACATTTACTGGCGCGACGGCGCTGCCGGTCGAAGCTTCAACTGGTCGGTCGACGGCGGTGCCACGACGCAAATCGACAGTACGGGCACGACGGCCATCAAGAAGACGACGGTGTCGCTTGGATCTTCCGCCCTGCACACGTTCTCGCTCGCGTGGGTCGCGGGCGCCGTGACGATCTTTGGCGTCGATTTCTACGACGACACGTCCAGCCGACGGGAGCTCTCGATCCAGCAGTGGGGCATCTCCGGCGCCACGTCGGCCAACGCGATCGACGACACGGACACGGTGACCGGCCGGCTGGCTCAGATCAAGTCCGGCAAGGCGTTGATGACCCCCGACCTGATGATTATTCGCTTGGGCGTCAACGACTGGCGCACTTCTGTTTCCGCGCTCTCGATGGTCGGCAACCTGACCACGCTCGTCACCACCTGCCAGGCGAACGCCTGCGACGTCATCCTCGTTACGCCCCGCTACGACGGCGGCTCGACTGGCCTGGCCGCTCAGCAGGAAGACTACGCCAATGCGATTCGCGCGCTCGGGCCAGTGTTGAACGTCAACGTGCTCGACGCGCGTGCATACTTCGGTTCCTACGCGCTCGGCAACGCGGCGGGTTGGTACAGCGACACGGTTCACGGCGATACGGGCGGCGCAGGCTATGGCGAGGAAGCCGAGTTCTTCGTCAGGGCGCTGCTGACGGTATAGCCAGGAGCATTTGGCTTACGACTGAGGGGCCGTTTCCGGCAACGTGATCGGGGTGAACGGTCCCATGTGCTTGAAGTAACCATCGGCCTCGCTCTGCCGATAGATGAAGCCGTCCTTGCTCTGCACAAATCCCTCGGCCAATCGCTGAGGAAAATCGCCGTGCCACTTACCGATCTCTGGATAGCAGGCTGAGCACAGCGGCTTGAAGTCCTCGGCGTAGTTGGCGTCCCTTTGCTGGCGCCAATAGCCGCCACACGCGGTGTTTTCAACAGAGCCGCATTTCGAGCACATATAGAGCGGCATCGGCCATTCCCTTTCTATTTATGTGCGCGCGGCTGCCACGTCGCCTACCGTGATCTTGCCGGCGAGCATCAGCCGCAGAATGATTGCCACGGGCTCGGGTACGGAGCGCTCTCCGGCCACCCAACGGCGGGCGGTGCGCGGATCAGCTCCCACAAGTCTAGCCGCCCCGACCTGTGAAAGGCCGAGGCGGTCAATGGCGGCTTGAAATTGCTTAGGCGTCATTGGTCGATTTCAGGATGTCGCGGAGACGATCGAAAGAGTCGGACGGAAGGTCAATCCGCTGGCCCTTCTCAGGGTTCCGAACAGTGGCGAATGCCCGCTCGCGCTGATCGTGGGCTTCGAAGATGTTGATGAACCAGCCTTGTCCGAGATCATGGGTCTGCATTGCTCTCTCCATCGCCGGGCAGGATTGCCCTTGCTGATGAACCTAAGATAGGGCCAAACGTCCTATAGGGCAAGCGGTCCTATTATCACGTATTGTTACATCTGGCCGTCATATCCTGCTCACGAGCGGCAGCCTGAACGAGGCTCGGCGGTATGCGCAGGTCACGACAGAGACCGGCGTGGTGCTTGGGGTCGGCCCCGGCGATCAGCTTGGCCAGCGCCTTGATGAACTCTCGGCGCCCGTCTTCTGTGTTCAGGTCCATCGTCTATCCTCCGGTCTCACGAACACCATTCGGGACCGGCAGGGCACTCCCCTCCGCGTCGCAGTGGTCCTCGTCTGGCTCCAGCTTTTGCGGATTCTCCCGCCAGTATTCGTAGGTCCGCTGATCAGCCTTGCGGGGCTTGAGATAGTGCGGCATCTCCCAGACCGCGCCGCAGTGCTGGCACTTCACCGTGTAGGCGAAGTATCCGTCGAAGTGGTTGTGGGCGCCGCATTCGCAATGGAAGTCCATGCACACGTCGGTGCCTTTCCACTGGATAAAGGCGTGGGTTTCCTCTGGGCTGCCCTCGTCGATAAAATCTGGCATGTTCTCATCTTTCATGAGCGGCGGGCTGTATTGCCGGCGACCCAGCCAAGGGCAAACATCACAAAGCACGCGAACAGCAAAAGCACGATTTGATCTATAGACATCTTCGGTTCCTTGTCATGTGCTTCAGTCTGTTGGATCTTGATATGGCTCCAACGGAGCCATGCTGCCTGGCTCACGGCCTCCCCACATGTCGAAATATGCGTTCCCGACAAAGCCAGCGACGTGGGCTAGGGCGTAGAACAGCTTGCGTTGTTCTTGGTCGGTCTGCCTCTCCGCGTGCTCCTTGATCATGCGGCCGGCGCCAAGCCAAGCCTTGGCGTGCATGCCCAAATCATCTCGATTCATTTTCGTCTCCCGTTTTCATTGCCCGGATTGTAGCCGCGATCTTTTTGCGGGCCTCCTCGCGCCCGGTGTGCCGCGCATGAGTGCCATACGCCGGTAGCGACGCTAGCTCTGCGGCTCTCGCGCACCTCTCGATGATCTCGTTTCGGTGCCTTTCCTGTTCCTCGCAATAGCGCTCGTATGCAGCGCCGCCCTCAAAGGACGGGTCCCCGGGCTGTTCATATCCAGTGGTAGTCATTTCCGTCTCCTGATGGCATTGCGGCTGGTTATCATCTTGTAGCCGTCCTCAAATTCGACGCAGCAACTGTTCATTCTTCCGCGCGCCGTGACCCGGCAAAAATGGCCTTTGCGCCCTTGTCGATTCCAGAAGTAGACATAGGGGAAATCCATGGGCGTAAGCACTTCCTATAGAACCGGCTGTCCGGTTACGGCCGCCAGGTTCCTTCGACGAGCTCGAACTGTCGCGCGATGTATTCCTTCGGCGCGTCGTTCTCGAGCATATCCAGCGTGAAGAACAGCCGCATGCGCGCGGTCGGGTCCTTCTCGGCGCGCGCCTGAGAATCGAGCGCGCGAGCGCCCGCGGAACGTGGTTTCGCCCTTCGTGAACTCAAGGTTCCCACCTTGTCGAAAATGTCTGGTTATGAGATGATAGTGACCAGACAACGTATTTGCAAGGGGACTTTCGTGAAGCTGATCGAAAACGCGTGGGAGGACCTCCACCGCCTATGGTCGATCCGCGCCTCGATCATGCTCAGCGTGTTCCTCGGCGTGTCCGGCCTCCTGGCCGCCTTCGTCGACACCGTGAACCCATGGGTGCTGGTCGGCGTCTCGATGGTCCTCAACGGCCTCGTCATTCCGATCCTGCGCCTCATCAAGCAGCGTGAGCCGGCGCCAGCCGCGGAGCCCGAAGCATGAGCGTCAAAAAGACAGCCGGCTATACCGGCTCGGCGGCCGTGATCGCCGCCACGGTGGCTTTCCTTCCGGCCTGGGAGGGCATGGACGCCGTCGCCAAAAAGGACATGATCGGCACCGGCCACCCCGTGACCTACTGCTATGGCCAGACGGCCGAGTTCGGCAAGGTCAAGGAAGGCACGCGGTTCACCAAGGCCGAGTGCGACCAGAAGCTGGCCGAGAGCCTGCCGAAATATCTCGAGCAGATCCAGCCGTGCATCAAGGTCCCACTGCCGGTGAAGACGGAAGCGTCGCTCGTCGATGCCGCCTACAACGCCGGCCCGCGCGCGGTTTGCCGCTCCCCGATGCTGGCCAAGATGAACGCGGGCGATCTCGCTGGCGGCTGCCGTGCCTTCAGGGGCTGGTACACGCGCTCCGACGGGCAGGAGCGGCGAGGGCTCATCGCGCGCCGTAGCGGCATCGGCGACGGCCGCAAGAGCGAGATGGCGCTTTGCCTCGAGGGCGTTGCGGAGGGGCTGCCGAAGCCGCCCGCGCCGGCAAAGCGGTCGTGGTTCGCATGGCTCTGGAAGCAGAAATGATCGAAGCGATCCTCAAACAAGCACTGGCCGGCGTGTGGGGCGAAGTCTGGCGCTTTGGCCTCGGCTACGGCATCTGCATTTGCCTGGCGATCGCCGCCTATGTCTCGCCGGTCTTCAAGAAGCAACTGGCGTATGCGGCGCTCGCCGTCTTCATCTTCATGGTCGCCTTCACAAGCGGAGTTATCACCGGTGAAAAACGTGTTCGAGCTCAGTGGGCAGCCGCGGACGAGCTCACCCTCAAGGCCAACGAAGCGGCGCGCGCTCGCGCTGAGCGCAGTGTTGGCCGCAAGCCTGCTGGCCGGGTGCGCGACGACCGGAATGGCCCCGACTGCCGGGACTGCGAAGACGCAGTGCGCAGCGTGGCGCCGCATCACCTATTCCAAAGATGACACGTTCGAGACCGTCTGGCAGTTGCGGATCCACAACCAGACGGGCCGGAACTTGCGATGCTGGAAGTAGGGTTCGCGGAGCGGCTGGCAGCGAGCCTGCCGCGCGCGACCGACATCATTCGATCCCAACGGATCATCACTGCGGCGCTGCTTCGCGCCAGGAAGGAAGACGAAATGGCACTCGCCGATAAGGCCAGCTTGCTCGCCGAACGCATCAAGAGCATTCCCGACACGTTCGGCAAGGCCATGGACGTGCAGCTCGCACGCCTCGACACGATCGAGCAGCGCGGCGCCGCGGCCGCCAAGCGTATGACCACGGTGGTCGACGACGTCGACGCGGCGGTGACCTCGACCGAGAACGTCATCAACCAGATCACCAACGGGGCGCCCGACTGATGCACTGGCGCCAGAAACGCGAGAGGATTAGCGGGACCGACTATTTCGTCGGCTTCGTCCTCCTGCTTCTGGCGCTTGCGCTCGTGTTGCACAAGGTCTTTCGCTGATGGCCGGCGTCGATGACATCATCGCGCGCGAGAGCGCCGGCGACCCGAACGCCACGAACAGCCGCTCGAGCGCGGGTGGCCTTGGCCAATTCATCGATTCGACGTGGCTGGACATGCTCCAGCGACATCGGCCGGACCTGCTTCAGGGGCGCTCACGCGCGGACCTGCTCCAGCTCAAATTCGACCCGCAATTGTCGAAAGACATGACCGCGGCATACGCTGCCGACAACAACGCGGTGCTCTCAAAAGCAGGCATACCCATCACGCCTGGCGCCACCTACCTGGCCCATTTCGCCGGCCCCCAGGGCGCCGTGAACGTGATGAACGCCGACCCTGCAACGCCGGTTTCGGCCATCCTGGATCGCTCCGCGATCACGTCGAATCCGTTCCTCCGGAACATGTCGGCTGCCGACCTGAGGGCCTGGGCTGACGGGAAAAAGTCGCAAAAAGGCACAAAACCGACACAAGGGCCGGTTCCCGATACCGTTCCAACACCGGAACTGGGGAATATTTTCGCACAACTTGCGCCTGTGTCACTTCCCGCATTGACAGTTCCGTCGGCGCAACCCCAACTGGCTACGCCTTTAGTCGGTAGCGGTCCAACATTCAGCTATATCCCTGAATTGTTGAAGCGACAGAAGGCTTTGTCTTAACTTCGGGGTCGGCGTAGCCGCGCGTCGATGGGAATATTTTAATTCTCCGTAAATGTGCGGAGAACTCCCCTTGCAAATCCACAATTGTCTGGTATTGTCGGGTTTGTCGGATTTAGGAGTTCTCTCATGTCGACGATGCCCGATAAGCACCAGGATACGGACGTGGTTCGCAGACGATTTATCAATCCGCCCCCATCGGCGGATGACGCCGGCACAGCCGCGAGCATTCAGGCAGCGAAGCGAGAATTCGCAAAACGGCTTCAGCAGTTCATGACCGACAAGGGCTGGAATCAGTCCGATCTCGCGCGAGCTGCGGCCAAGTTCATGCCCGACAAGAAGTTCAACCGCGACAACGTTTCGCTCTACGTTCGAGCGCAGCAGTTGCCCGGCCCGGTGCGCCTGCGCGCCATGGCCAAGGCGTTGAACATCGAGGAGACCAAGCTGATCCCGCCTGGCGCGACGGCGAGCGTCGACGAGGACGCACCGCCCCTGGCCATGCGGCCGCTCGGGAGCGGCAACGTCTGGCTTCAGATCAACCAGGCGGTCCCGCAAGACATCGCTCTCAAGATCATCACGCTGCTCGGCTCGGTGTCGAAATGAACGGCCTAAAGGCGCCTCCGAATGGGTGCGAGGAGGCATCAATCCTCTCCACGGTTAGCTACATACCGTGTGGCGCGCCCGCAGTGGCGGTTGTCGGATGGAAGGGACGAAGCGATTCACCCATCCGTATGTGCGAGCAATGCGAATGGCACAACGTAAAGAACCGCGGCGGGTATCGAGTGGAAGCTTTTCTCGCACCGACCAATGAACCCAAGGCCGACCCGCTCCGCACTCCCGGCTACGTCGCCAAGAAATTCGGCGTAGCCGTCCCCACCGTCCGCTATTGGATCGCGGTGGAATTGTTGACAGTTGAGACCAGGACGCCGGGCGGCCACGCCCGCTTCCGTGACAGCGAAGTGGAGCGGTTATGGCGAGACCTCGACGCGAAGAACCGGTGCTCAAAAAGCGGGAAAACGGCATCTGGTACGCTACCTGGTACGACGGCGGCCTCAAGAGAGAACGCCGTCAAAGTCTGGACACCCGCGACCACGCCGCCGCGGCCATCAAGTTCGCCGAGTTCCTCGTCAAAGGACCCGACGATCCCCGCGTCCGTCCCAGCGTTCCTGGACTGAGCAAGCCGACGGTCGAGCAGGTGCTCGACTGGTACGAGAAGGACCACGTCAACGCAGCCGAGGGGCCAGTGGCCAAGGAGCGCCAGCGCTATGCGATCGCGGCCCTCAAATCCTTCTTTCGAGATCGTCAAATCGCCGACGTCGACATCGAGCTCTCCCGTTCTTATCGAGTTGCCCGCCTCAAAGGTCTGGTCGGTGAACGTGGGCGTTGTGTCGGAGTTGCCACCGTTCGGCGCGAGCTTGGTGTCCTGGTTGCCGCCGCCAACCACGCCCGCGCGTGGAAGCGCATTGGCCATGACGAAATGCCGTCGGTCGAGCTCCCGACCGAGGCCGGCGCGCACGAGAAGAAGCCGTGGCTGACGAAGGCCTCGATTCGCCTGGCGCTCGAGAAGGCCGAGGGCGACCTGCGCGACTTCATCCTGTTCGCCTATTATTGGGGATCCCGCCGGCAGGCCATCGAGCAGCTTCGGAAGGGCCAGATTGACCTCCAGCACGGAACGGTCGATCTGCACCCGCCCGGAGCCCGCCGGACGAAGAAGCGCAAGCCGGTCGTCCCGATCTACCCCGAGGTCCGGCCCGCGCTGGAGCGCCGCCTGACGGCCGCGAAGGACTATCTGTTCCCGGCGCGCAGCCACCAGGCCGGCCGCGACTACGCCGACTTCTACGACGCGTTCAAGACCCTTTGCGACCGGCACGAGATCAAGGCGGTGGACGCCGTGGACGACGTCCCATGGCCGCACCTCCTGCGGCACTCCCGGGCCACCCACATGCTCATGGACGGCGAGAGCCTCTACAAGGTGGCCAAGCTGCTCGGCGACACCGTGGCGACCGTCGAGCGCGTCTACGGGCATCACAGCGTCGAATTCCTGGCGACGCAGTCGAACGTGGAGGAGGTGGCCTAGCGCCACTCCCGGCCGAACTCGCGGCGCATGGCCTCGTAGGCCCGCTCGATCCTGTTTCGGATGACGGCCCGGTAAACCATGCACACCGCTGCGACTACCCAAATCCCCAAAAGCAGGTAAAAGAGCATCACGAGGGTTCCTCCACCTTCGCGAGCGTACAACTTCCAGACGAGCAATTCCAGTGACAGATACCCCTACTAAAGACGAGGTCGGCACCGTCCGCGTGGCTGCGACGGGTGCCGTGCTGCTGTTGACCTGCGCGCTCGCGCTGGCGGGATGGCAGCGCGTTTACCTGTTGAACGAACAGGTCGAGAGCTACAAGCGGGCCGGTTGCAAGCCTGTTTCCCTCTGGCGTAAAACACCAACTGGCGATGTCGTGTTTTAAGTGGTTTGTAGATTTTTGTGTCTATTTGGGACGCGTAACCCATTGAAATCATTAATTCTCAAAACTCGCGAAACAAGACAGTGCCTTGAGGTGGCAGTGGGTAACACCGTGGGGGTTCGAGTCCCTCCGAGCGCACCA